TACCTTCAACACTTTCAGATCCAAATGCTGTTGCAACATGCTTCTCTTTATACTCATTACCATTAATGGTTACGGTTGTTTCCCATCCGTCAGAAGTTACTTCGATTACTATCTTATTCATTACTATACTGTTATTAGTTAAAACTGATTGCCACGTATCTATAGAACCGTATATATCCGAAACAATAAGAGGGATTCTCTGTATTATCACCTATCTTAATTAGCACGTTATAGCCTTTCATCCGTAAAAAGCGTGCAGCTATTTCATGGGCGGTGTATTTTTTTCATGAATATCCCAATAGCTATATTCCCATACTGTTTGAGAAATACCTTTTTTCAGAATCTTCTTAAAGGCTTTGACGGTTCGTATAACTTCTTTTTTATTCATATTTAATTTAGTTTTGATGGTTATTTATTTCTCTTTTTAACGAAACATTTCTATTACTACTTTATTTTCCGAGTTTCCATCATCAGGATGCACATCAGTAAAGTCAATGACGGAAAAATCATATAAATCTGGAATGTATTCAGTTTGGTAATCTCCTGTATTCATTACAATATTTATTTCAGCATCCTTATTGACAACTAACATTAATTCGTCAATCATATCTTGGACAGTAACTATTCTTTTCATTTTTCGTCATTTTATATAAGTTTTAATGCTTCCTGTAAACCAGCTTCCAGTGCTTCCTCATAGGTATCCCATTTTTCTCCGTCATTTGTTTCTTTATAAGCAGAACTAGCTATATGAGTTCCATTGTCAGCTTTAGATATTTCGTATCCATAACCACAGGCACAGTTGTATATACATATATGAATGTTCTTAGTTTCACGTAGCCACTTTTGGGCAACGGATTGTGGAGGAAATTCTATATCTATAAACATCCCTTTCTCTTTCAGCAACTTTGCTGTTTCCAATGTCACAAGTTCTTCGGTCATAACTATTTCTTGTTTAATTCATTCAATACTTTCTTTACTAATTCATAACGTGGTAATTGCCAATCCTTCGCAATATCATCTATTTTATCGTCATAATGATTGTCGTAAACATACTGATCAAGTCTATCAATAAATCCATCATCGTCAAGTCCTTCATCGCAATCATCAAACATATTAAGTTCACAGGCTAACTCGGAACATTCACAGTGGGATACCCAGTCATAAACACGACCGTCATAAACATTGGTCTGTCTGTTGTATTTTTCTCCAATGGAAATTACTCCACCGCAAAAATTGCACCTGTGCTCTTTACGAGCGACAGGAGTTTTATCTCTTAACACTTTCATGGTTATTCTCCTTTCTTCTTTTCACACTCTTCACAATGCAGCTTGTAAGCATGGGCAAACATTCCTAGAGTGACAGGTTCAAAGTGAAAATCCGCCTGTTTTCCTTCTATGACAACAGAAACACATAATTGTCCATCGCAAAAGTCAATATACGCTTCGCCACCTCCATCTCCTTTAATGGAAAGTGTTTGTGTCTGTACGCTATTCATTATTCACCTCCTTTAATCTTTTAATTATGGCATTAGCACAATTAACCGAATATTTAGCAGCTACATCAGAACAAACACCAATATCGTTTGCTATAACCACATTAACGATTTCTTTTGCCAATTCGTATCTACGCTGTTCCCAGTCGATAGTTTCACTAAAGAAATCAAGTTCTGATATTTTTAAATATTTATCATTCACCAATGCAGTGCCATCATCATATAAATCCTTGATATTTACAATTTCTCCTGTTAATTTTACTCTTGCTTTCATTGTTTAATCATTTATTTAAACATAACGCTTAGTAATAGTACCGAATGAATGATACCGATGCCAAACTATATTTCCACGCTGAATTTCAGTAAGCCAATCACAAGCCTTAAAAACTTGTCCTACATTGTATAGGAATGGTCTTTTTTGTATTTTTCTTTTTATTCTTGCTTTCATTGTTATTCCTTCTTCCCAACTTTAACATATCCGTTTTCAATGCACCAGCACAACATATCGTATGCTGCATCAATGAGTTCTTTACTCTCTGTAATCTTATAAGATTCCATATACAAGCACGTATAGCTATCCGCAAGTTTTTGGATGGTAAGCACTTGATTGCCAATAAAGCAAGGCAGCTTATCGAGAATATCCTGCAAGGTGTAGATATGGTATAATCCAAGTTCTTGTAAATGCTTCATTTGCTTGAATGACAATACCTGTTTCATTTCTTTTCCTCCTTATCTATCTTAATATCTGTTATTTTCCCACGACTGACAAAGCACTGGTCCATGTTTTGGTTTTCGTAAGCTATATCGCAAATGATTTCTGAACTATCATCGCACTCATTTTGTAATGAGCACTCATCACATATTCCAACTCGCAATTCATGTAGCACTCCGTCTATTATTATTCCGTTCTTGACTTTCATACCGTTCAATCTCCTTTCTGTTTAATCCGTTCCAGCACATCCTTGTTGGCTTCGAGTATATCATCGAAAGAAGGAATGGGCATCCACATGTCACACTCGTAGTCGTTCCAATCCTCAAATTCAAATCCTCCGTCTGTCGCAACGTATGGCGATCTCCCGGATGAAACAACGATATAGCCACTAACAATCGCTCCATTTGATACCATTCTGCAAAGGACAATCTTGTTAGGCTCTGGCAACCGTTCCTTTACACTTATCCAAGGCGATTGCTTTGACTGCCATTCGGCACCTTGTCTGAATGCCTCTTTAACCAACCTCATTTCTAAGCTATTATCGTATTGGCATTCATAACAATATTCTGCCGCTTCCTTCGCTGCATCTTCTACTGTATGTTTCATATCTCTCCTTTCCACCTATCCTAGCAGCATATACATTACTACTAGGAATAGGTAATAAATTGTTGTTTTACTCATTACTTTCTTGTTATTATATATTGCAATCTCCACATATATTCACAAGGGAATCAAATTCTTCTCGTGAATATTCAAATCCATTGATTACGATTACCTCGTTACCATTTTGGTCAAAGTGAACTCCATCATTCATTTCTAATTCGTTTTTAATTAATTCCGTTTTATCTTTATGATATTAATCTTTCCTCAACGCACCAACATAGCATTTCATAAGCTGCATCTATTAATGAGCAAGATAAAAATTCTTGATAATAATCAAACTCGTCAGACATGGAATAACATATATGCCAACAATTGTCACTAAAGTACATTGTAATCCAATAAGTATCCGTTCCTGTTTTTATCTCTTTTGGTAACAGTTCCAAGATGTCAAGAAAAGTAAATGCAGGAATACAATGTTCTTTTCTGAACGGTTCCTTGAAAGTTTTCCACTCTCGTAAAGATAATTGTGGTTGTTTCCCTTCCTCATAAGGATATAACATCCAAGTCATTGATGCGTTACCTGTATTCACTCCAAGTTCTTGCAGGTGTTTCATTTTTTCAATTGACAGCACATTCTCCAAAATTTCCATCAGTTAAAATATTTTTGGTTTTATTTGATACGCTTGCAGTAATATATCTGTTCGTGGTTCTTATATCAGAATGACCAGCCATAGATTTCAGTTCTCCTTCTGGTATTCCCATATTAGCCCATCTGGTAATAGCTGTTCTACGTCCTGTATGTGTTTTGATGAACTGGTACTTCGGCCCTTTCATGAGTACATTTGCCCGTCTTACAAATACCTGCTTGTTTATACCTGCTCTACATCCAAGGGTTGGTAGAACTTCATTCATAGTAGTCTTTAAGGAAGATTCTATGTTGTATTTATCGAACGATCTAACCTCTTTTATCATTTCTATAATCTTGGAAGGTACAGGAACCTCAACGTTCTTACCTGTCTTTTTTGATATATACGAAATAACATTTCCTTCCATCATAGAATCTTTCAATCTGAAAATATCGGAATATCTCATGGCAGTATAGCATTGAATCAGAAACAATTTCTTTACTATTTTTTCTGTAACGTTAAACGGCTCGACATTCCAGAATAATTCTATTTCTTCATCCGTAAGAGATATATTTGAAGGAGATTTTACGTTCAGTGAGATAATATAATCATTGATATATTTGCTCATCTCTTTTGATTCGGACAATATTCTTTTAAGCATTAAAAGATATGCCTTTTGGGATGATTCGCTTATCTTTCTCTTTGATTTTATAACATTGATCATATCATCTATCATGTCACGATTGACAGGCTTTTCAACGGACGGGACTTCCTTGAACGTAGGAATGGCATCATTAAAATCATACTCGTCATAAAGCTGATTGGTAAGATATGGCATTATATGTTTGGATAATGCTTCAAATCTTACCTTTCCGCTTCTTGTCTTTGTATTATTCAACTTTTCTATCAATACGCCTACAGTCATAATTGAAGGGCTATATTCGTTCTGAATTGTTTCAAGCCTGTTTTTTAAATCCTCAATCAGCCTGTTCTGTGATTCTATAGTCTTGTTTAACCTATCTATTGTTTCAGCGAGAATCTGAATTGTTCTTTCTTCGTTTTCCATAAGTTATATATTTTTGTTGCAAAAATAATAAAACGGCATATTCGATAGGTTAAACAATAGTTAGCAACTCTTAAAAATGTTTACTACGCCCATTAATTTATAATCTCCCTCTTCGTTAATGATACATATAGGAGCATTATTATCAGGATTGGTATATGCCAATGTAACATAATCCCCAGGGAACACCTTCAATGCGTTAATCATCTTTTCAATATTCAGATTGCAATCCAAACGCCCTTGACAATATCCTTCAATTCCAACATTTTCCGATATTTTATATCCTGCATCATTTGTGTATGTTATATCCATTTTATTATCTCCCTCCCTGCAAACAAAATGTGATATGTTATATACATCTGACATTACCTTTATTCTTGAAAGGGAATCTATCAAGTCGCTAGTTCTTGCTTTAATAAAGTAATTAAAGTTTGATTTTATATTGTTTACCAATGGTGTGTAGTTTACAAACTTAACCTCCATCAGCGTACAATTAAAGACAGAACCGAAATCCCCATAAGATATGGACATCACCCTTTCATCATCAGATACAGAAACAGTTACATTTTCTTCTGACAACATTTCAAGAAAAGATAACGCTTCCTTTACCGATGTAGGCATTACATTTATGCACAAGTCCTTTGATATATCCGGCTGACATTCTATAACATCTCTTACAAATACAATCTTATCGGACGAACATATATCAATGCAATTATTGGAACAAATAAAATTTATCCCCACTCCACTAAGGCTGGTCACAACGTCACTGATATCATTAAACCCAATGTTCCTTTTTAATGCTCTATACAGATCATTCCTGTTCAAGTTGACCCTTATCCCGGTACCACGCTTACCCATTTTAATATCAGGATAAGATTCTACATCTTCCGCAAAGAAAGACGCTTCACTGCCATTGTAAGAGAATATTATATCCTTATCATATATCTTTACCGTAACAATGGAATCCTTTACTGTTTTGAGCAACTTTACAAGTCTTATTCCGTCTACTGCAAACTCCTGTCCGTCATTACAGTCTGAATCAACAACTGGAATAATCAAACGCATCTCATTAAGGTTATTGTATGAAGTAACCTCTATTGAATTTTCTGATGCTACATATTTAAAACGGAAACATTTCAATATCGTCAAGCCTGTATCGGAAAGGCAGGCTTTGGCTGAGTTTAACGTTGAATATAAAACTTTTCTATCAAAAACTATCTTATTCATAAATGTAAAATTCAAATGTATTCAATCCAAGAAAAATGTTCTCTTTTATCAAGATAATCCATATCGTTCTCGTTATTATAGGCTTCCTTCTTAAACGATATGTTTCTATACGCATTACCTTTTTGTGTAAGCCTGTAAAACCATTCCAAAAGATACAAAATGTAGAACGGAACATACAAAAGTTCTTTCATTTGTTTTGTATGAATCGCTTCGTGATTATAATCGCTTTCACGCATCGTACATCCTTTTCTTACGAAAAGAACTCCAAACAAATTTATACACTTATACCCTTTTAATGGAATAATTTTGTTATATATAACTTTCATTGAAACAACTCTTTAATTATTTTTTCAAAACTTACTTTTGTGGTGTTGTTACGCATACAATAATCTTTTATCTGTAGTGTATTTGACATCCCCGGCTGACCACGCTCGATAGCGTCAAGTATATTCCACAACATTTCCTTAGACCATACGAAATATCCTCTAAAGAAATATGTAGCCATCACATCAGCCTGTTCTATTATATGATTACGGTCATGGTTACTGTCAGGCATTTTAAGTTCTATGCCATATATCTTACCGTCATGTATATAAGCAAGGTCAGGCATACTTTTCTTTGCTCCTAGAGCACGAAATTCAGCCGACTTGTTACCACTTACAGCAGGATGGAGAAGTTCGGAAAAGAATGCTACAAGCAATCCACTGCATCCTTTACCTTCCTTCTCATTCCTGTAACTAACTACTATATCTTTCTGCATTTTCTTTTCTTCCGCAGATCGTTTTTCCTCAGCCATAATAAAAAAAATTGTATTTGGCAAAGGTATCACGAAATGGGATATGTGAGAAGAATAAAAGGTTAAAGTTTGTTATCAACCATCTCAAATCCTTCACACATGCCATGTCCGCTGTTTCTTATCTTCATGGCAAAATGATTTTCAAACCAAGGAATGTAGCATACGTATCCAACAAACAAACCGTCTACAATAACCGTGTATCTATGCTTGCAGCGACAGCAGCAATACTCTCCGTTCCTGCAAGGCTTTACATTACTATTTTGCAAGATCATCCAACGAAATTTTTTCTGACAAGAAATCGTCCGTACATTGTTTTACCACATCATCGAACCGCAAATCGCAATACTCGTCAATCCAGTCACCTATGAAATATAGTTTGTTACTTCCTGCAATATTTTTTTTCCATGATTAAATGTTTAAATATTGTTTTATTTCTTTTTCTAACTTGTCCAATGTACTGTTTACCAATCCATCCCACTCTTTTTCATATACAGGAATATTCCTTTTTACTGTAGAGTGAAAAGAGATTTGATTCCCTAAAGGAAGATCAAAATATACAATAAAAGAAACTCTTTTCCCCTTATCCTCTGAGCACCCAAAAGATAACTTACTTTCGTTATATATTTCGATAAGTTTGTCAATCAAATCTTCTTTCTTTGCATACATCTTTTCTGAGTAGGGAAATGGAGCGTCTTTAGCCTTTATGTTGTAATCTTGTATCTCCAATGCAACACGGTAAATTTTAGCCGTAAAATCTCCTTGTTTTATCTTTTTATTAAGCATTAATTTTACCTTTCTTGTACCTATGCCGCACATATTTTCACGTTTTAATTTTAGCATGGCTATTAATTTCCTGTTTTTCTCCAAGGCTTCTTTCTTTGCTTCTCTTTGTCTTTTACAATCTTCTATTACGGAAGTACAATCTTCTTTTATTCCGAAAACGTCCATTCCGCCAAAACAAAATGTTTCAATATCTAAGATTGTATTCTTTTCCATTCCAAGAAAGTCTATAAGCCTTTTGTCTATGCCAAAAATATTCGTGTAATGTCTAAGATGCGACACACAAACAATATATTCTGGGTTATGGGAACATTCAATCTCATCAAACACTTCCCAAGGATTAATGTTGTTTTTCATAATGTTATTTTTTGTTTCTTTGAATATAACCCCATATAAACTTGCTGGAATATCCGCATTCTTTCATGGCTTTACGAAAATCAGTTTCCGTATTTCTGATATACAACTGCCGTATTGCCCAATAAGTATTGTATCCTTTAAGTTCCGCATACTGGAAAAATTGAGTAGGCGTCATTTGATCGAACTTTAAATCTCCTACCAGTTCTTGCAGTTCCGCCATCCTTATCTCCTTTTCGGTAGGATATACATATCCGCAGAAAGGGCATTCCGAAGCGGTTATGGCAATATATTTACCACACTGTTTACACTCTTTCACTCCTTGTATCCCTTCACATTTCCCCTTGTTATGCCATAAAGCCCATTTACGTTCTTTCTCAAACTTGCCGAGCCGTGATATGTTACCACCGAAGTCTAGGAGAAATGCTTCTGTCTTATTTGGGTGAAGCCGTATAGCCCTGCCAGTTGCCTGGATATAAAACTGAACGGATTGTGTAGCACGGTTTAATATGCAAACCTCTATACTTGTTTCATCGTATCCCGTAGATAAGATACCACTGTTGCATATAACGGTGAATTTATCGTCATGGAAATCCTTGATAAGCTGTTCCCTGTTTCCTGTAAGATGCTTGTATCTTTCATATAATGCTAACTCATCCGGCTTATTCTTATCTATACCTGATATGAGGAATTTTGCGGGAATGCCAGCTTCATTAAATTCAGCGCACATCCTTATCGCATTTGCCTGTGTGGCATCAAAACAGATTGCTTTTTTCATCGGGCAGATACGCATATAGTTTTCAATCACCCCCTTGTACTGTACAGACTTGTTGAACACCGCACCCATCTGCCTGCTATCGAAATCACCTGTGCGATAATCGGTATTAACCTTAGACAAGTCGGGCGCATCAACCGTAAACGTTCTCAACTTGGTTATGTTTCCCCGGTCCATCATATCCTGTATCTGGGCGGTTTCTACAATCTCTTCATAGTTCATGCCAAGCTGCCTTTGGTTTCCACTTCTCATCGGGGTTCCTGTAAGACCTACTACATACTTATCATCAAGCAAACCAGATTCAAAGAGAAAGTCCGCATCAGAGGTGTGCCCTTCGTCTATTAGGCAGAGAGATACACTCTTAACCCATTCAACCCATTCGGGCTTTTCTAGCCTTCTACGGAGAGTTTGAGCCATTGCGGATACTACTAGACCTTTGGGTATGTTCCTGTGCTTAGGAGAGATATATTCAGCCTGTATGCCAACTCTTTCCAACGTTCCCCCTGTCTGTGTCATAAGTTCAGATCTGTGGGATACGATAAGCACCTTATTCCCCTTTTCAACAGCACCTTTAGCCATAAAACTCATTATGACCGTTTTGCCGTAACTTACACAGGCAGAGAATATGACGTGCTTATGATTAGTCAGGGCATTTCTCAGACGGGTTATTCCCACCTCCTGGTAATCCCTTAGCTTGAGGTAATTATATACATTCATACACATACATATTGACGCTTCACCGCCCCGGCTACTGCCGACCACTCCACGTCCTCAACCCCTTCTACCAAGGGTGATATTAGTCCGAACCGTTTGATGTTCACCGAAGCGAGAATGTCACGATCATTGTGCCTTCCGCATTTCGGGCAAACCCATTCACGGTCACTGAGTTTCAATTCACTATTAACGTATCCGCATATACACGTCTTGGAACTTGCTTCAAAACGTCCGATACGTATAAGGTTGCGTCCATACCATTCGCACTTGTATTCAAGCTGTCGGAAAAACTCGCTCCATGAAACGGATGATATGGATTTTGCAAGATGGTGGTTTTTCAACATACCCTTTACATTCAAATCCTCAATGATTATCGTTTGGTTTTCACGGACAATCTTTGATGTGACTTGATGCAGGAAATTGTTGCGTTGGTTGGAAACCTTCTCATACTGTCTTGCCAGGATTTTTCTTGCCCGTTCTCTTCGGTTGGAGCCTTTCTTTGTCTTTGAGAATCTTCTTTGCAACACCTTTAGTCTTGCTTCCGATTTCTCAAGATATTTGGGATTGGCATACACATCACCGTTTGAACATACTGCAAAATCCTTTATACCTACATCTATACCGATAGACGTATCATATCTAACAGCAGGCTTTACAGGTATTTCCTTTCCATCGTCAACAAGGACAGAAATGAAATATTTACCTGTTGGTGTCTTGATTACCGTGACAGAACATACTTTACCGTCAAACTTTCTGTTCGGAAAGAATTTAACCCATCCAATCTTTGGAAGTCTTACCTTGTTGTTGTCAAGGTTAACAGACACCGAATTTATAGCTTTGTATGACTGTCGGCTGTAATGCTTCGCCTTGAAATTTGGGAAGCCTGCCTTTTCACGGAAGAACTTCACGAACGCGCTGTCCATATTTCTTATGGATTGTTGCAGGCACTCGTTTGATACTTCCGAAAGCCATTCCTTCCCATCTTCCTTTTTAAGTTCTGTAAGCATCTTAGCCAGTCCAACCCATCCTATCTTCGTCTTGTCACGCTGATACGCTTCTATACGTTTACCGAGCATATAGTTATACACAAACCTACAACACCCGAAAGATTTGTTGAAGAAAACAATCTGCTCAGGAGTAGGATTAAGTCTATATTTATATGCTCGTTTCATATTGCAAATATAACTATAAATTAAATTACAACATAACTAATTTAGTTAAATAGTGTTTAATTGTTTATAAATGCCTTTCAAATTCGTTAACGTAATCCATATCTATCCTCGTAAAATAATTTAAAGTTTCTCCATCTATGCCCGTTTTTCCCCTTACAAAAAGAACTGCATGATCGTTGTGGCATACCTAATTTCCTCTCACAGTCACAACAGGCTTCAAAGCATAGGAATCTGTTCGTACCATCCTCTATCGCAATGACAGCCCTTGTATTGTTTCTATGGCCGAGATAAGAACCGTTTTCCTTTCGTTTCTTTATGAGTTCCTTCATAATAACTCTTTTCTTTTCACGTTCCTCATCCGATACTTTCCTTCCTTTCTTGAATCCATAATTATGACCTTTGGCGAACCTTCCTTTTTCGTCACGGTAAGATATTGGATAATCTATCCATAATTCGCTAATTGCTGGCATTGAAATCTAACTTTAGTTTTACAATTTCATCACTCATGGCATGTACTCTTTTCAGCCATGCCATTTTCCATGCTTCTTTTCCTATGCCATATATACGATATATATCATCTCCTGCATCATCAAATTTGATAGGAGTGCAGCTTATTGACTTACATTTCGTTCCGTCCATAAGTTCAACGTCACCTATACCCCCATTGAGCATGATAAAGTTGATATTGTTTTCTATGGCAAGATAGGGGATGATTATTTCATCCCCACGATTAGGTTTGTTGTGCTTGATTAGTGTAGTCATAACAACTTAGACAAGGTATTAATATACATTTTTACAGACATTTTGTTCTAGACAAATTACCATAATATTTGGTGGCACTTGTAAATTAATCAACTTCCACTAACTCACCGTTTTCCAGTCTATACCATATATCAGCCTTGACAACCTCACCATCAACTACTACAGCCTTCCAATCAACAATATCATACGTATCATCCCTTTCCTCAGCTATGACCAAAATTGCACCTATTCCGCCTTTTACCTGAACATTTTTTCCTCTTGCTACTGACAAACCATTAGATCCTGTTGAAGCCTTTCCTCTTGCCGTGGCAGCACCATAATTACCAGCCGTGGCAGCACCATTATCACCAGCCGTAGCAGCACCACTATTACCAGCCGTAGCAGCACCATAATTACCAGCCGTAGCAGCACCTCTATAACCAGCCGTGGCAGCACCATTATCACCAGCCGTAGCAGCACCACTATTACCGGCCGTAGCAGCACCTCTATAACCAGCCGTGGCAGCACCACAATCACCAGCCGTAGCAGCACCTCTATAACCAGCCGTGGCAGCACCACAATCACCAGCCGTGGCAGCACCACTATCACCAGCCGTAGCAGCACCACTATCACCAGCCGTAGCAGCACCTCTATTACCAGCCGTGGCAGCACCACTATCACCAGCCGTGGCAGCACCATAATTACCAGCCGTAGCAGCACCTCTATAACCAGCCGTGGCAGGTTTTCCCGGTTCCGCATTACACTCGTTAGTACACCGTTCCTTGACATAAGATACAGCTGCTTTCACAAGCCCCCTTATATCAAGCTCAGCACCTATTCTAATTTTTGAAGAACAAACCTTGTCACTTTTTGAATCGTTTATTTTACCACTCTGCTCAACCTCACAAAACCTTGCCCCAGCCGGCGGATAGTAACCAAAAACATCCAGAGGATAAGGACATGCATAAAAACCTTTCTCGCATACCTTTATGTCGCCTGTTTCTTCATATTCCTTACCTACCTCATACTTAAACCCTCTACAAGATAAATCCTTATCAAATGCTTTATAAGCCTTTATTTTCTGTTCCATGATATAATGTAATACTATATAATACTGCCTATTTGGTCCTTAATGCCTAATATTTCATTGAAATACGCCTTAATTTCGTTTTCACTACTTTCTTTAGATAATGTTATATTTGTTGACATATTATTAACTTTTTGTGGTAACTCCGCAATTACCCGTTACATATTTGAAACACCAACAAAGTCATTAATTTTACTTATTGGGTATTTTTTCGCATCACGTTCGTTGAATGAAAGATAAGATAGAGCCATTTGTAGCTTATCCTCCATCCTGTCTATATCATCTTTATAATCACTTCTGTCAAGTTCCCAATACAAAAGTCTTGACGGATCGTTAACCGGGCGTAAATCAAATGGATCATCATCCGACTTGCCGTCATATACGATATAATACATTTTATCTACATCGGGATGGGAAAGGAAATGCGACATTAGCTGCCAATAGTATTCCTCTATCGCCTGTTCCTTTGTTGCTTCTCTCAAATATTCAATCTTACTTTCAGAAGTAAAGCATTTCACTTCGGCTATATAAGATAATTTACCATTGACATCAAATCCATATCCATCGGGAGAATCGCCGTATCCATCATAGATATTATCGACAAAAACAATTTCGTCAAAATCATCCGCACAGGACATTAGTCTGGAGAACGTGTTATGGTTAAAACACTCGATAGCGTCTTTTTCATGATCCTTTCCCCACTCCATATCAGAAGTGGATATATGTCGGCATGGTTTGTTTAACCTTCTCTCCCTTGCAACCTGATAAAGATAAGAGATAGCTGTATCTCCGAAAGGAACATCAACTGTCTTTCTCTTTACGCCCTGTTTTTTTGCAACCTCTAGTTCGGAAGGTGTCATTTCCCTTCTCCCGGAAACCATAAGTTTTCCAATGGCGGAAGAGGTGATTTTACCACACCTCTTCATAAGCCATAATTTTTCTTTTTCTTCTGCTTCCATTATTTTTTAACTGCTTCGTTAAACAATTTCATAGCTTCCGCATCCACATCATAGCTTGCCGTGATGTATCCAATGTCGCATTTCCCACTTTTCAATGCTTCCAATGCAGCCTTGAATTTATCAGAGTTGACTGTCATCTTCTCTTTCTGTGGTGGTGGCGGAACATCACGCCCTATACGCAATCCGTAGACCTTTCCTCCATCGCTTGGGTCACGTGTCAGTTCCTTGCATAATATGACACGAAAATCACGGATGGTTTCAGGATAATCAGTTTGTGCCAACTTGGTAAGGCGTTTACGGTTCGTACTGTTCAACAGCATAGGTTTAGGAACAAGGTTTGTTTCTTTAAAGTAAGCAATCCATGATGGTTTCTTGCTACCCTGTACCTTTGCATTCTCATCCCATACGATATGGGATATTGTAGCAATAATGGACTGACCGTTAGGGAGTATTTCTACTCCCACATAATCAGATTGACTTCCAGTTCTCCAATGATGGAAAACTTGGTTTTGTTGTTCGTTTGACATATCTATTCAATTTAACCAGGTAAAACTACAGTTGAATTTCCCGTTTTGTCTACAATGACGCTCTTTCCGCCTATGACAGCTTCCGTCTTGTGTCCACTTGGGTATTCCGATAAACAGGAATCATTTTCCGCCTCATACGGATATACATCCATGATGGCAGTTTCGGCTATGGATGAAATCACATAGTCTGCCATTGTGCCTTTCATTCCTTCGTCAAGTTTCTTTACAGCATCTCTCAAATCGGCTGCCTGAACAAGCATATAGCATGATGTCTTTTTTTCCGCTCCGCTCTTTTCGTCCAGCGTGATGTAATACAGCTTGCACTTAAACCAGCGGTCGGCTGCATCTTCCTCAGAGGGGAACAGTTCGCTGTAATTGGAGCGTTTAATGTCCGAAACAGTGAACTCGCCACTGATAAACGGTGTCATTTCCGATATAATACGTGCTTCTGCCTCAGTGAAGCTAAGCGCATCAACCAGATATTGCTCACTTACTTTTTTATTCATCCCGTTTTCTGCTACTTTTTCGTAGCGAATTTTACACTCAAAAAATGTTTTCATACAAAATATTTATTTAAAATTCCATTGTTTCATGTAATCAATATTTTCAGGAAATCCTTCTACCGATATAGGGCTGAGGAATATCTTATCACTTTTTAAATTTGATCCTCCCCATTCGGTCGGTGGATACTTTTCATACTCTTCTTTAGAAACTTCACTTACACTAAAACGAGGTTGAAAACCCCATCCTTGTACACTTTCTCCTAAATAGCCAAATTTACGTAATGACCACTCAAAAGCAATATCTTTATAAAAGTAATGTCTGGAGAATACTGCCGCATATATCTTATGTGTAAAATTCCCTGTTTCTGTCAAATCAGGATGACATCTGATACAGAAATATTTAATACGTGAAAGTATTTCTTTTGCAAAATTCTCATATTTTTCACAATCCTCTTTTGAAATAAACTCTTTCCCATCATACGCGATGTAAACAGTCTTAGTAATTTCTTTTGTTTCCATGTTATATATCTAATAATTCAATTACGGTTTCCTTAAACATTTCTTCGTTATCACAAATGATAAATTCCTCAAAATCATCATCCTCTTCAGGCATTAATGTACATCTTTACACATACATTTTAGAACGTTAATTCGTTCGGGGCGATACCAACGCCCGCTATCAGTTATCACAAATGAATCACCGAATACTTTTCTACCTATATTAAGCGCACCGTTGACATCGGCATTGACACGACAGATAGCGCAAAGCCTGTCGGAATGGTTGATGTCAAATTTATAAACTAATTGCATATTAGCCAGTATTATGTTTCGCCAGTAAAAAGGAGAACAGGGAAGCCGTACTGACTTCAGCTTGTCGGAAGGTAGCTACTCCGTTCCTATCCCTGTATGAAGCAAATGTAATACTATATAACGATATTAGGAAATGTTATGTGTTAATTTTTTATAATGGTGTTCATTTGTTCATTAATGCCCCATTTATAAAGGGCGTAGGGGAATCGAACCAACTAACCATAATTGGGCAGTGCCAAAAATCATTAGTAAACTATGTAAAATCAGTCAATCCAAATTTAATTTTAATTACATTGATTATGGATTTATACTGCTTCTCGTAGACTGTTCCCGAATATGTTTCCTCCACTTTCTTTTCAAATTCTTCAATGCTACCACGAAAACATCCACAGATTATTTCCACTTTCTTTTCTTTTGTCATATATGCGTGAGTGTGGCGATTGCATGAGCCGAAACCGTCAAATCCGCAATGCTCGTTGTCGTTTTCTATATCAGCATCTCCGGACACCCAAGCATTGCCGGACACCCAAGCATCTCCGGACACCCGAGCATTGCCGGACACCCGAGCATTGTCGGACACCCGAGCATCTCCGGACACCCGAGCATTGTCGGACACCCGAGCATCGCCGGACACCCGAGCATTGTCGGACACCCAAGCATCGCCGGACACCCAAGCATCTCCGGACACCCGAGCATTGCCGGACACCCAAGCATCGCCGGACACCCAAGCGTCATTTTCTTGGTCTAAGTTCCCTTCTTTCTCAACATATCCTCCAAAATCACCTTTTTGGGCATATTTGAAAGATTTTGTACACTTGATTTGGAATAACTTTATTCCAAAAGAATTGATTACAAACTTATCTGTTAGTATAAATTTCTTTTCCATGCTTCAATCAAAATTGAAATTATCATCACCACTTGGTTCTTCGTCAGGCATATCATTACCGAAATCCATAGGAATGAACCAATCTGAAATATAGTCTTGCATGATTTAATCCTCCTTTTGGCTACTTAGCCATTCTTTATAATCTTTCTCGTAATATTGGGGTATTATACCTTTCCTCATAAAGTCTATGTATTCTTGTACAGTACAATCATCCCAATCAACTCCGTTATCTGGTATATCTTCCGTTTCTGATGTACAAAGAGTGTATTCAAATGGATTATACCCACTGTTAAGCCCATATTCTTCAACTATCTTGATTACATTTTCATCAGTGGTTATTTGTTTGATTTCACTTTCAGCCACACACCCGGATATTTCAGAGTGCTTGCCAAGTACTTCACCGAAGTAAACACTGATTTTGTTATTCACTAAGTATTCGACATCTTCTGTGTCTGCAATAAATACTCCTTCAATATTGCCCATTCTTCCGCAATCGAAGTCCATTTTAAATAATGCTTTCATAAATTTACTCCTGTTCTTGTTTGAAATATTCGTACTTTATCTCTCCATTTACGATCATGTCCATGATTTCTTCATCGGAAGATGTAGCTATTTTCATCATGAACTCATCTTTCTTCACCTTTTCAATATCTTCATTTTCATTCTTTTCCACCTTTTCCATCTTTTTTGCCTTTTCAGACATATAAGACACAGCATCTTTAGCTATTTTCAAGGCATAATCTGAATCGTATAAAGACATCATGGATTGAATGTATATTCCGTTAATCCTGTCAAATATCTCCTGTTGGGGAAGGCTTAGAAACTTTGCCGTATTCGCTCCCATCATCACCTTTATCTGCCAAGATGTTTTTATATTCACTATGTGAAGCCATCCCTCTTTGATAGGGCTTTTAATAATATAAAAGTCACCTACAATATATCCTTCGTCTATTTCTTTCTTTTTCATAACCTATATTTTTCCAAAGCAAGAATTATTCTATGATCTTCAAGGGCTGATTTTATTGTATCGTCAATCATCTGGTTATGCGTTTTAGAATTTATATCCAATTCTGAAACATTGCATCCGTTATCAATCTTATTCTGAATACTGAAATAATAATTTCTTATTTCCAGCACGTTCTTATGTATCTCTTCTCGTGTCATTTCCTAGGTAAAAATCTATTTTTAACAAATGATAAAAGCATCACGGATATTTCATCGGCATATCTTGCAAAATCATCCTGATATTTCTCGTCAACATTGTTATCCATCCATAGGATTTGATTCTTTGCCATAGTACCTACCTTTTCAAGCGTTTCAAACATTTGAAGGCTAGATCCGGGGAGTGTTTTCTTTAGCATTTCATTCAACTCAATGGAAGATGAGTGGATAATATCAGCACAGAAAGCAATGGCGTTGACATACATCATCCAATCCATTTTCTCATCATCAGACATCTTCTTGATAATATCCATGCCCCTTACATATTTACCGTCAGGATAAGCCTTGATATATGCTTCCTGAAACTCCTTTATCTTGGCTGTTACACGAGAGCATTCAACCATACGTCCTTTCTTGATAAGATCGTTCTGCTGCTTGCGTAACTCCTTCATCTTTTCCTCTCTCTCACACTCCTGTATTAACAAATGTCTTTCCATCTTCTATTATTTTTATAAGTTCTTTAAACTGGTCCGCAATTATCTCTAGTTTTCCCTGTATCTTCTGATTCATATTCCCGTCCTTGTAGGAACTCTGAAATCCTTCATAACGTGAATCAATGCTGGAATAGCAGAATGAATCAGACGTGATGTTTACCATCGTATTGTCACCATCTATGAACGGTTCAGGTATGTCTACTTTTATCATCATAGCAATCCGAAATAACTGTCTAGTTTTTCAATCGTTTTATCTCCATCAGATAGGACATGCTCAATTACTTCACGTCCTGAAAGTGTTACTCTCAGTTTGTCCACAGGCTGAACATTGGCTATACCTTTAGAGTAATTGTTATAATGAACAATCTCCCATCCTTTTATGGATGATAGCATTCTCCGTTTGCCACACAAATTTATAGCTTTTGGAGTAAATTCCTTCTCTTTCTTATCCATAATCAATCGTTTTTAAACTTTTTAAACATCTCATCTCCCAACACTCCGCTAATGAACATGGTAAGTTCTACTTCCCATTCATCTTCCTTGCCCTTCACGAACGGATAAGTAAGCTGATGCCATTCATGGTAATCAAACAGCTTCATGCGAAGCGGAAAATAGTCAAACAGCTTCTTGTTTCCGTAAAATACACGAATATGATTACTTTTTAACTCTGTGTAGGACAAACCATAATAATCTAATATCTCATAAAATTTGTCCATTGGCGTAAAATTACACTTCATTTGATATATTCTTTTAGTTGTTTATGCAACGATTTCATGTATGCTATTATTGTATCCGCATTAGGGTCTGAAAAGTCAACATCCTTTATGTTTTTCAACTTTACCCCATACACTGAAACAATAGTAACTTCTATGACGTTATATTCTCTATATTCAAAGTACAACACATCTTTAATGCTAGATGTATTAATGATGGGAAAGTTATCAACTTTTATTAAAGATTTATATTTACCTAGCATTGTTGGCGTTATTGACGTTATATCGTTTTCTACAAAATCAAAAAACATATTCTCGTCATCTCCGCAATCTACTGTTTCAAGAAACATATAAATAACATTCCACTCTGATTTTACGTGAAAAGTATTATCTGACTTGTCTACAAAGATACCATCACCAAATCCCTCCAACGCTTTTTCGGAAGCGGTGTACCCTAACCGTTCAAGTCTGTTTCTTATGTCGCTTGAATCCTTTCTAATCAATACCTTCATGAAAAATATTATGTTTAATTATTATTGTCGATTGCTTCGGTAGGCTAACCTGTTCACTGTTTTCCTTGTTGGTCAAAATGTATCTTTCCCCGGTATCACTAAACAGGAAATCATCTTTTACAAAGGGTATTTTCTTTCCATCATACCCTACAATAAAGCAGTTTTGAAAAATTTCTAGTAGAATCATGGTTTTATCATTTTTACGGTTACTAAAATCGGGGGAACGCTTTCCCCCTAAACTTTTATTAATATGCTTGCTTCTACACTCAAACATGATGCAAATATAGTCAATAAAATGACATACTATAAAATGTTTTAAAATATATATTGTTTATTCACATTTATTAAAGTATTCCTTAAATACGTTTACATTGTATGTGTTTACCTGGCAATGGTTATCGTCAAAAATCTTTTTTATCTCATAACCTAGCTTACAAGATATTACTTTCATCTTCATCCGGCTAATCTTTTTCCAGTTGACACCGTTTTCCTTTGCCCATCTTTTGATACTATACCATTCATTGGATTCGTTTGGTTGTGGTTTTAACGCTTGATTCCTTTCGTACTCATCAGCCCACGCCCTGGCAGATTCGGCAGGATTGTTGAAGTTTGGTAATCTAACCTGTGCATAATAACTGCCTGTATTGGTAGCTGATGGAACAATATAATCAAATATCCAACGTTCAAATTCATCAGCCATAGGAGGAAAAGGGCTTTTATAAATCAGTCTATACATACTCCTTTCATTAATAAACTCCATTATATCATCCCCTACTTCACGCATCATTACGGAGGATGGTTTACAGTGCTCTAAAAGAGCTTTTAATGGATTTGAATACTGTAAAGAAGATGCAGCGTCTAATCCACAGAACCAAATTTTACCATATCGAACAAACACACGAATTTTGCCAAAAAAAGGATGTTCGTAAACCATTATTTCGTCCGTTTTGTGTGCCGAAGCTGTTTTATCGGTAATATTGTTTTGTTGCATAAATAAAAATAATTAACTTTGTTAAACAATTAAAATAAGCAATATATGGTAAAGAAAGTGATTAGGGTTAATGTTAAATCCCCTAAGGTAACATCAAATAAAAAGGCATCTCCCGTAAAGGTCAAGATAAACATGAAGAATACGGGAGGATTACAGCCCACAGGAAAACAGAAATTATAATCTACAACAGTTTCTAAAACCATCGGTTATAGATTGATGATTATTTATATTCCTATCTCCAAATCGTTGATGTAGATACAATGCAATAAAGAAACATACAGTTACAAATCCTATTGATATATACGAATAAAACATAGTGCATCTCACGTCCTCAAACACCACATTATTAAATACAATATCCAGTATTGCGTATATAAACATTTCAATGACAAATACTCTATGGTATATACAAAATAAAAATACCTTTGACAACACATAAAACAATATTGCATTAAACAGTTTGGCGTTAAAGAATATGGTAAGGTACTTGTCCGAAAACGGAGTGGCATACTGAATATACTCCAATGTGTCACCATCATAATATTCAATGATATCACCTGTTCCAACAGAGTGTATAACCTCACACTGATGGACAAGTATAGCAATACAGAACAATATAGGATAACATCTTATCACCCAAATAAGAAACGTCCTGTAGAAATTGTTCAAACTTTCCTCTAGCATTTTGTCTTTCATCTGACCCTTCTAGATAAATTTCTAATAATCTCTTCTTTCGTTCTCCCTTTCAACAGGTCAAGATCAATTGTTGCAGAACCCACCTTTACGCATCCATCAGATATGTATTGCTGAACACGTTCGTTTACCAGATAGTCCGCACCAAGCATATCCAATCTTGAAAGCCCTTTCACATCATTTCTTCTGCTTAATACAAATCCTCCTATCGTTCTCCAGATACGTCTATATTGGCTTATCCCGTCCTTTACAGGCATGATTATGTCGTTTTCAAACAATGGTATTCCGTTCATATCAAATACGCCTGTAAACCATTCTACAACACAACCACTACTATCTCTTACACGTCCATAAGCGTCTATGGATATATCGTCAAAAAGAAGTTCATATCGCCCCGTTACTCCATTAAATATACGGAATAACGGGAAATTAATATCATTTCTTTCCATTTTTTTTTAATTCTGCTATTTCCATAACAATATAATCTGTTAATCAATCAGTTCAAATACATATACGAAAACATAAGGATTGGATTCCCATGTGCCCTTGCCTGATACTTTATCTATGAGGGCGGAAAAGGCTTCACGGGGTGTATCAAATCCATCGTCTTTGTTTCCCTCAAATTCATAAAATATAGATGGTGGAAACTCATCATCACCCGAATCTTCATATATCCCTTCTTCCAGGCAATCTTCATCGCTAATGTCCTGTAAACGTTCAACCTTGATATCGGTAATTCGGATATGATGGGGCATGAAGTCAGCGCGGACAAAGAGTTTATTACGCCAACCTTTGCTATACTTCCAACCACTAACTAACATATCAAGTGTTTCCAATCCTTGTTCATGGTAAACGGTTTCATAGCTTTGCGCAATGGCAACAACTTCACCAACCTTATATCTAGACAAATGAATTTTATCTTTACAATATGTAAATGGAACAATTCGTCTAGTTATTGTCTTATGACCGTCCAACACCGCTTGTGTTAATCTAAATTTATCATTGAAATATATCTTTTTCATTTTTATATCAATTTTAATGCTTCCTGTAAACCTGCTTCGAGTGCTTCTTCGTAGGTATTATAACGGACAATAGGTCTGTCAGACAATCCTATCAAGTCATGGGTAGGTATTGTCAGAATGGCATTAATGTACATCTTCACACATACATTTTAGAACGTTAATCCAACGTCCGCTATCAGTTATCACAAAAGAATCACCGAATACTTTATAATGGTGTTTATTTGTTCATTAATGCCGTTTTTATATTTAATCGAAATACATTACTTTCTTACCTATACATACCTTGAACCTTGAAAGAGATTCACTATGTTGTGTAATATAATTGGGATTATATTTGTTAACAAAACATCCAGTACGTTTATGGTATCTGACACAAGCATTTTCAGGAGATTTAGCCAATATTTCTTTCTCATCGCTAAAACTAAAAAGTAAATTATCTCTGTATGATACCTTATACCACTTTACTTGGCTTCTTATCTTTTTAAAATACTTTGCTTTCATTGTTCCTCCTTTGTTTTAAAATGTTCAATCAGTTCGTTTACGGTAGCCTTGTGAACGGTATCTATATTAACATCAATATCATTGTAAACCCAATAAGTAGAGAACTTGATTTCAGGACACAGAATCCATTTATCACCATCCGTAAACCATTGGTTCTTGTCTGTATCATCTCTCAATGCAGCAATGGCTAGGAAAAGTTCTTCATTCGTTCCGCAATCAATCCTTCCTTTCTTGGTTACGGTATCTATATCATATATCACCCCATATAAATTCCCATAAGATGTTATGATTGCTCTTCCTTCTTCAATGCTTTTATGACTTCCATTGTCGTCATAATTATGTTCATCTAATGTTGTATTACCAGAATTAAGTATTTCATATCCCAACTCTTCTAGCTTCTTTCTAAGTGTTTCGGTATTTTTACGTATGAAACACTGTGTTGTAAATCCCATAATTATTCCTCCTTAATTATTCGCTCATTTATAATAAACTCTCCATGAATATCAATGGGAAGCATATTGGAAACACTCGCATGATAAGTCTTACCGTCCATTGCCTTACATAGTGGATGTATTTCTTTAGGCATAGGGGCAGGACATTTTTTACAATGTCTTATCATTTCAAAATGTCTGTTTTCCTTATTGCCACAACATTCACAATGAATTGGATAGTAAAAATAAGTACGTTCCAACTGGGTTTCTTTTCCACATATTTCGCATCTGCCCCATTCTATTGAATTAGACATAATTTATTCCTCCTTTTCTGTTTTAATATCTGTTACTTTACCACGACTGACAAAACACTGACCTATTCCCAAATCGAGTAAGGCACAATAGTTATCGTCTAAAAGATTAGAGCATTCCTGGCATAAGGAACACTCATTACAAAATCCTTCTGATGATTCATGCAGCACCCCATCTATTATTATTCCGTTCTTTATTTCCATATCTCAATCTCCTTTCTCTTTAATCCGTTCAAGCACATCCTTGTTGGCTTCTAGTATATCGTCGAAAGACGGGATGGGCATCCATGCAACAACATCATCTATCACTTCATCATAATAGCCTCCATTACTTTTCATCCATTTGTTTTTAGATGAAAAATACGCTTTGAATATATCACCATTCGCAACCATTACAATACAATCATCTGATGTGTCACAACCAGTCTTGTCCTTGACACTTATCCACGGTGATTGCTTCGACTGCCATTCGGCACCAGAAATAAATCCTTCTTTAAACTCATCTGCGCCACATTCGCAACAATCGAATGCTGTATTATGACCATTACAATGTTCGCAATAGTCACGTTCTCCGCATGGATATTCACCGTTGCATTTATAATGAGCGTGGATTGCGTCCCTTGCCGCTTCTTCTACTGTCTGTTTCATATCAAAATACTATTTTAAAATATTTTCCTTTTAACGTAGGAAGCCTGTCAGTGACAAACTTCTCTAGTTCCCCTTCGTCTATCGGGAACAACGGGCAGTATTGGTATCTGAACGTATGTACAAACCGCCCGTCAAGCATCACATCAAAAACCAATGTTTTCATAAATTTACTTGCATTCTCTTTTCAATTAATATACTTTTTCTTTTATCTACCAACCGGAAATACTTGCAATTGATAGAACCTTTATTCACTTTTGTACCGTCCAATTTCCTATTCTCTCCTAACGCTAGTCTAATCAACCTGGGCTTTTCAAGCCCTCAGACCAAAGACTTGTGAGTAGTTGATATCTTATTCACTTTTGTCCACAAACTAAATTCGGTATAGAGATATTTCCATATATCCCTGTAACGGTATTTGTCGTTTGGGTATTTGCAACGGACACAATAATCCGTCTTGTATAAAACTTCGTATATTACTCCCCTGTGTTCAAACAGTTCGTCTATGTCAAGGGTTCCTACTTCTACCTTTTCCATTACCGTAAACAAAAAATTGTGTAAATAATAACAAATATGAAGTAAGATAATGTTATAATCACCCACTTCCAAAACTTATATTTATCCCTTTTTAAGCCATATATGAATGTGGTCAATACAAGGGTAATAAGTATAAAGTATATTGCAAAGCTGATTCCGTAAAATGTGTTCATCTTTTCCTATGTGTTTTAGGATTCTTGTTTCTTTTTCTACGTTTCGCAATCTGCTTTCTGACACACCTATCGTCCTTGATACGGCATTTCGTTTTAGGTGAATCAAATGAAATCATATCAAAACCTTCAACAACAGGCTCATTGTAATATAGAATAGACGTTTCTTCATTATCAATCTTATCCTTATCGGTTACTATAACAGCATCACAATCACTGTTTCTAGCTTCCTCAACAGAATCATAACGTTCAAGGGAATATCCTGTTTCCAAATTTTTGAATAGAAGGTATTCGGATGAATTTATCATTGAACCTACAACAGCAATCTTCTTAGTCATATTTTATTCTTTTTATAGTGTTTACAATACTTAGGAGTTTTCCTATCCGTTATTCTCTTTTGTAAAGCCATGCAATACATAAACGGACAAATACATTGATAGTGAATACATTTACTACAATGTGCTCCTAAATTCATTACCTTTGCCATAACAATTACTCCTTTACTAGTTCTATCGTAGGGCATTCATAAGACCAAACACGTAAGCCCATCTCCGACACGGTTCCATCTTTCTTCACCTTGTTAAACAATGGTTCAATATTGTCAGAAAAATCAATCCTATAATCCTTGACATAGGCATATCGTTTTGATTCATTAGTAGTAATACACACCTTGCTTCCGATAGGATACTTCATATTGGATTCAATGTACTCCTTCTTTAATTTTATCATTTCGTTATTCAATTCTCTTATCTTTGAATTGATAATTTCTTTCTTTGATTTAAATTCTTCTTTAGTCATAGATATACACGTTTAACATTCAGACAAAATCTGTAACACAATAAGCCATACAATGACAATCATCAATCGTCCAACATATTTCCACATATAGCTTTCATTATCATAGCAAAAACAATTCCAAAAAGCATAAATTCACTCCTTTCTAACATTATTGTCCACCCACCTCATTGCTCCCTTTAACGCATCAGATGTGGACTTATAAAACATATCTACAAAGAGAACCATCCGTTCACCTTTTATTATCCGGTACATGAAGTCTTTTTCTCCCGTGACTTCTATTGTACATCCCTTGTAAAATGTGACATATTTATTTCTCATATGGCAAAGATATAGTTTATTAGTTTGCCAACAACTTTTTATTAACTTTTATTAAGCGTTTTTCCCAGTCGTTCAGATTATCACCCGTCTTAATCTTCTCCATAACCGAAGCTATATCAAAAGATTTACATTTTTCATACAGATCACTCATTGTCGTTCCTTGTATGATAATTCCGTTCTTTTCCCCGGAAAAATATCCGTCAACACTATCTATCACATCCCATTTCCGTCCTTCCAGGATGTATTGTTTATTGTTCGTTCCCATTATTTCAAATCGTTCAAATTATTAATCAATGTAATAGGAGATTTTTTTCGTATCGCATCAAATCGTTCTTTATCCTCATCCGTCATATCTTCGGAAGCATCCCATTCGTCCAACATGAAAATATCAATATCTCCTTCATATCCATCATTGTCATTCAGTTCAATACAAATATGTGGATAATAATTCATATCAAGACCTCTATCTTCTGGGAGTTCAAAACCAAGATCATAGTAGAACTCATAAAACACACACGTTTCGTCTATCGTATGATTCTCGTTATAGAAATAAAGGTCATTCGCTTTGGAATGCAGCAATAAATTCCACAAAGCACTATAAGTTATAGGCTTTAAATCGCAAACATTATTAGAACAATGTTGTCTAACATAAGCGTATCTATCATGGTTTTCTCTGATAATATCTCCCCACCAGCCAAGTTCGTTTTCTATTTCTTTATGTGTCATAATTGAAAAAATTTTTATTATACAAACTCTATATCATTCAGATTAATCGGATAAACTTCATAGACTACCACCTGATCAAATTCTCCATATTCATTTTTTTTTTATTCAAAATGTTTGCCATCAATTTACAGTTATACTAATCACATAATTCAATTAATTCAATAGATGGAGCCTCAAATACTTCTATCGTATTAAATCTCTTATCCTTATTAATTCTATAAGAAAACATAGATATCATTTCCGCATTAATGCCTAATTCTTTGATCTTGTTGTACAATTCTAAAGTTTTCATAATCGTATGTTTTTAAGTCAAAAATTGCTCCCGGTAACAGTGTCGCTCTGTTTATTGTTTTCCATACCGGGAAAATATTTCACATTATTTCCGCTTTATCTTAATTCCCTGAATGAAACCGTTTCAAAATCACTCTTAATAATCTGTATCTGTACAGGCTTAACAAAGCGGTCTAGTTCCTTGCGTATCTCTCTCATTTGTTCAAACGGTACGGTTACAATGTTTCCAGCAACTAACAAGTTGCGCAAAATGTTGTCTAATTCTTTGCGTTTCATATTATTGTATGTTTTTATAAAATTCACAATATAAACCGTATAGATCTATAATATCTGAGTCGGTTAGTATTCTTCTTATTACTCTAATCACTTTCATTACTCGTTCAAATATGATTTGGGAAGTAACGGGAAAACATTCAAAACTTCTTTAAAACTTATTTTCCCAAATACGGAAAAATAACGTTTATTCCGTATACACTTAATAGTTATGCAGCTCGGTACGTCTTTTCGGTTTAACGTATCGTAGTCGCTTGCGTGCTCTCTTACAAACTTAATCAATTCGGGCGTATCTCTGTACATTTTGATTATTTTTTGTGTCTTAGTGCCGTTATAATACGCTCGTTTAACCTGTTTTTCGGGTAACTTGTGCCCGTCATAGCTTTTCCAAAACTTGATATTTTCCTTGATAATATTCAATGTATCAATACTTCTGTGAGCCTTAAATGCTCCGATCCGAATACTTTCGTTTTCAAGGATAGGATATAATTCTTTTTCTATATTCTGTTTTTTCATTGTAATAATATTTATTTATTTCTATAATCCCCTGCATAATCGTGCCATATCCTATAATCGTTATTATATTCGGTTGCCTTACGTTTTATAGAACGATTATAAGTAGCTGAACCTTCAAGTATATAGCTTAATTCTCTCTTTAGAACCGCTCCAATTAGTGGATAAACGTCTAAATAATTGCTATCACATTTACTCAGGTCTATTACTTCGTTCTCTAGGGCACGTTCTAAAGCCTTATCCATTGCAGATATAACACTTTCTTTTATAAAATTGTACTTTTCGATAAATTCCTGTTTTTCCATAATACTATTCATTTAGATAATTCATTTAACACTTCATCAAGTTTTGGCAATACCCACGATTTCAGGTATAATTCCAGTCTTTCCCTAACATAGTTTGCCGTTCCTTCGTCAAACGTAGGGCAATCGCCTGGAATTATCGGTTTCTGAAAACTTCCTATACTATTTTCTACTATATTGTTTACCCTGGTAATTGCTTCCTGTAATTGTTCTTTTGCGTATTTCTTTTTCATAGGTAATTATAACGGTTTAATTGTTCATGAATAAATTGAATATGTGTTTTTTGCTCATTCAACGGCAAAGAATAAAATTCGCTTTCACTCACAATTTTACACTTATTGTCTTTGCAATATCTTTTAAAATCTTTTTCCGTGCCGTTCCCGAAACTGAATGCTTTTTTGATCTTTTCGTTGCACCAAACGGAGTAACCACCGTCTTGTATAGCGTCTTTAATTGAATTGTACGGGCGGCCTGTTAGGCCATGGCTGAAACTGTTAATAGTAAATTGTATCATAATTATATTGTTTTTGATTGATTAGTAGGTGAGTTCCGCTAATACGTCTACATTATATACGGGTAATTGTTTTGCGTATCTGGTACGTCCGTCTAGGGGTGTTTCCGTGATGGTTAGCTCTAGTAGTTCGTGTATCGGTGTATTCCAGATAGGTTTTTCTAGGGCTTCTATTTCCTTGTATCGTGGTGAATCTATATATATACCTTTTGGACCGTGGTAAAACTGTTTAAAAAACGGGTGATCTTTATGTCTGCATATCAAATGATAAGTTATATGATTATATGTTATATTCTTTACCGTTCTTCTTGCCGATTTACAAATATATTGGCTACCTGTTTTGCTGTTTTTTACTGTTACCTGTATCATAATGTTTTTGTTTTTATGGGTGATATATCGGTATTGATTGAGATCTTTCAATAGAAGGCTTTATTTTGCCTTCTATTGGCGTTTTTGGATGGAGTATTGCACACCGTCAAGTATATATTTTGCGTGCTCTTTAGCCGCTTGCTGTTTTTCTTGTCTGGTGGGTGTTATTCCGTCATACTTGTACAATAGTTTGGCGGCCTCTCTGATTATAGTTTTCATTGTGCTGCAATTGGCAAGGCATTCCACTTGTGGTTGTATGCCCTTGTTTGCTTTTTTGATCACACAGTTTTGCAGCCATAATGTAATATTGTATATATCGCTTGTATTACGTATATACATTGCAAGCAAATTAGATATGTCGTTTCTTGTTTCCATAATGTTACGTTTTTAATTGTTATTGTTTTGTTTCTGTTTTTCAATATAATCAGTTACCCGTATTGATAGATACAGGCAACCTAATAGTATTAATGTTTCAATCATTGTTATTTACTTTTGATTTTTCCAAACTCTATAATCATTATCACTCTCAAAGCACATATAACCGCCAAAAACCTTGATAACATGTGCGGGGGTAAACGGGCAATTTTTAATTGCCCGTTTACCTTGTTTCCACTTGTGCAAAAAACGTTCTCATAATTTCTTTAATTTAAAGGTTATATTTTCAGGAAGTTTAGTTTTGTCAACTGTATTCACAAATTTGTCAAATTGTTCTTGTGTTACTTTTTCTTCGTAATCATTCCAATTAAACGCAAGTTCATTGCTATGATTGTAGTATATTGCGTTTTTAAGAGAAATTCCGGCGTCAAGAACGGCCAACATAACCAGCTTTTTGTTTTCCGCTTCTTGTATGGATTTTTCACAGTCTGCAATTATTTCATTGCGTTTTTTCTCGTATTCTTCACGTTTTTTCTGGTCTTTCCGTTCCTGTATGGCTTCACTAGTATAATACCCGTCCTTGATTCTGTTTTCAATTAGTGTACGCTCTTCATCCGTCAATCTTAATACAAAACGTTCGTTTTCGGGCTTATATGGGTTTTCCCATGTGTTACCCGTTAAGGCTTCTAATTGCTTTATAGCTTTTAAACTTTCTTGTTCCCAACGGTCTACGATTCCTAGGGTATATAGTAGGTATGTAAAGTACGCCTTATCCTCTGCACTATCACGTAATGCATTATATTCCGTTTCGGTGATACGTAGGTAGTTCATTGTCTTTTCCTTGTCACTGTTTTTAAGGTGGTAGAAGCCATTTTCAACGGGGTACATAGGTTGCCCGTAATGATTGGACAAATGAAGGTTGACAAACGGTTTAAACTCCGGGAAATACTTCAAAATTTCTTCGTGACAACAACTACTAGTACACAAAACGAAACGCCCGTTCCTACGTTTTTCGTAAATGTCGGCCGTGATACTCCAATCACATACACCATTTTTGCAACAGTCGCCCAAACTTATGCGCACGTTCATTTTGTAGGTTATTCCGTTCTCTATGTAAATTTTTGTCACATTGTAAGATAATTCATTTGTTTTCATAATCGTAATATTTTAATTGTTCGTTATTCGTTTAATTTACTGGAGATCTTTCGATACAGGGGCTTATTTACCCCTGTATGCGCGTTTTATTCTTCTTCTTCTTCTGTTTCCACTTCGTCCAGAGCCTCCGAAATTGCTTGACCTAACATATAACAACGTATTGTAACGTCGCACGCTTCCGCACCGCGTTCCAAATAACTCATATCACACCCGAACTCCGTTAACGCTTCTCCTAGCAACTCCCAATTGTGACACAGGTATTCTTCAGCCGTCCACGCGTTAAATGTGTAAGATCCTGAAGCGTTTCCCGTTACGCTATCACATGTAAACAGTGTATCATTAAGTTCTTGTTCCACTTCGTCCCGGTTTTCTGTGGTTACTACTATTTCGTTGTCATTGATATAATTTAAAACATCCTCTTTAACCGCTGCAAAATAATCGTATCTTTCCATAATTGTAATATTTAATTGTTTTTTATATTGGTTTTATTGTACTCTGTATTAATACGGGCTTGTAACCGTTACCACTATCGTAGTAGCTACATTACAATATGCGCGTATCGTAGTTTTTACGGCTTATTTATACGTTCCCCGTGCATAACGGACAAGTATTAAGGCTTATGTATAGGATACACATACGCACATACATTATATTATATTAGGGATGTTAATCGCATATCGCACTAAGTTACTATCTCCATTATCAAGCAATACCCGTACCTCTGCATCGTGGCTAACGATACCGCTGTTTATATTCCGCTTATTCCCTGGTTTGCGGATCTGTACCACGCTCTCACCGTGGCAAGCTGTTTCAATACGTAAAGTATCTCTTTGTCCTTCCGACACTGCAAACATACTGCGTTTTTGATTATGTTGTATATTTCATTAACATTCATTATAAATTAAGCCCGTTTTTTCCAAAATCAATACTGTTTATATACATATTTTAAATTAATATTGAATAATATTAATAGATCCGACCATGCAAGACACGTTTTAGCCTAATATTATGTTTAATTTCAAGATTTTTCAATGTTAATTTGTGTTAAATCTTTTTGTAAGTGTCTGAACGTGAGGGAATTACGAAATCTTCGTAGATTTCATTTGTCAAGATATTTTACTTTTGTAAAGGTTTATGAATTCAATCTTCGTAGAAAAGAATTCTTTTTTATTTACAAACGTTGATAATCGTGGTGGATAAACGTGCGTAATTGCCTGTAAATCAGTGACATACCCCCTTTTGTAGAGGCTTCGCTGCGGGTGTGTCGCTTCCGATAAATTTTTTTCTGAAAATTTTTTTCCCAAAAATTTTGCTCGGATGGCTGATTTTGCGTTTTGGTGGTGTATTTTCTGTAGTTTTCAACAAAATCGGATAAATTTTTACATAAAAAGTTACGAAAATCGTAGGTTTTTTGGTGTGTTTCGTAGGTATGGTTGCATTTTTTATGTCTTTTTTTGCAGTATAAGTTATTGGTTTACAGTATTCTTCGTTGATTTCGTCGTTTTGATATGTATCTATACTAAATTACGTATGCAGTTTTGGTGTCTGTATGCGTATGTGTCGTATATGTAATGTACGTGCATATGTATTGTAATATAGTATGTATCGTGTACGTGTATGTATATGTTGTAAATATATATTACTTTTAACATTTAATATGCTATTTAATAGAGAGCAAATTTTTTACGATTAACGATTCAATTTTTTTTGACAAGGCTAAACAGCTTGTTTTCAGTAACTTATCATCTAATTTTCGCGAGTTTTTTGACAAGTGTTGAAAAACGAAGAGTTTACGAAGTCTACGAAAAATCAACGAATTTCGTAGGTTTTTTACGAATTTTCCCGAATCAATTAGTTGCATATGCAACTATCGGTGTTGAGATTTTTTATTTTATGTTAAATTAAGTCAATTTTACATTTCTTAACGTAGAAAATAACAAGTAAATAAAAAAAATATAGTTAAATCATTTTAACTAAAATGAGAAAAATTATGACAAAAGTAAAAAATAACAACAATCAACATTTTTTACTTTTCCTGTTCAAAACATACTGTTGACGTGAAAGTAAAAAATCTTGTGTAAAGAAAGATAAACTATCTTCTTTGACACGCATTTGTTAATCACGTAAACATTTGCAGTTAATTAATTTAACTACTAGTTTTCGTATTGTTTTTTGCGCTATATTTGCAGGTAAAATCAGATAAAATGTGTGTGTAAAGATGGAAGAAGAAATAGAGATTAAACTTAGGTTGCCCGAATCAAGGCGTGTCGTGTGCCTGTCCGATGCAATGCCCGACAGGGAGCGTTGGTACAAGGGCATGAGGGTTCAGACGTGGCTGTTCGGGTGGGTTACGCTCGTCAACGTTGCGGACAGGCAGTGTTTCCTCAAACTTGACGAGCCGTTGAAGGACGGTACTAGGACGGTTCTTGTGTCGGAAGCGTCATTCATAAGACGCGTGCCCGTACCTTTAACTGCAAGGTCTATGGCTGCACAGGTAGCTGGTGTCAGCGTGGAGGGTGAAGTGCTGGAGTACGAGAGGAAAATGAAGAGCAAATGGGAGAAGGAGAGAAAGCATATAGCGGAGATATGCGCTAGGTACGGGTATGTGCTTCCTTCCGAGTGGAAACGGTCGTTGCGCAGATTCGCTTCGTGGTGCGAGGACCAGGTAAGACAGTACGGGCATATCGTGGATGCAGACTACCTTATGCGGCATGATACGTCCGTTGTGGGCGGAAGGAGCGTGGATGACCTAAGGTTCGTGCCCGATGTGGATATGGTGGATGGGACCGGGGCGAACGGGAAGCCTTCCGCCGCTCGCGTTTCACGGTGCGCGCTCATGCCGGGAAGCATTGTAACTGCCATACGTAACGCAGGGAGCGAGATGGACAAGTCGGTGTCGTTGTGGCGGAACAGCTACTTCGTGAAGATGAGGCGTTTCGGGTACACGTTCAATACCTGCTGTGACGGGGCAAGGACACGTGACGATGCGTTCACATGGTTCAAGGACATCACCATACAGTACATGGCTGACCTTATAGAGTATTATGGGATAAGACGTGATTCCATCGTGTGCCGGAAGCTGGAGCACATCGCGGACGTGTATTCTTCGCTTGACGATATGGACGCACGCCCTGACATATCAACGGACGATTATGACCTGTATCCTGTTGTGATGTTCGGGAAGGTTGTGGACCGGGAGAAATCGGTAGAATCGGTAGAGAAAGGAGGGGAAGATGACTGTCGCTGAATCTGCAAAGGCTTCTTATGAATACATCCTTGATTCCGTTATGGGCAAGCTGGCGGACAAGGGCGGTGGTCGCGGTTTCCGTAAAGCCAGGGATGAAGGCGAGTGGAAGCGTTCCATATCCGCTATGGTCGAGATGGACATAGCCGATGCGTGCAGGGAGTGTAATTTCAGACGGCACAGGAGCGGTTCCATCATGGCTTTTGACGGTAAGATATTCGTTCCCATGATGAAGGAGGATCTGATGCGCCTGTGCATGGACTTGTGCCGGATAAACGGTCTTAGCGAACTGTATATGACCGATACGAGCGAGCGTTTCTACCGTACCATCGTGAAGAACGTGACGCATGAGATATTTAATCCGAAGCGTAACTTCATCACGTTTGATAATTGTGTCCTTGACACGGAAACGATGGAAACGTTCGATTTCTCGCCCATGATAGAATCGTGCATACGTATCAATATCAATTATGACCCGTTGGCGCGCAGCCCGTTGTGGGAGAAGTTCCTGGACGATGTGATTCCTGTGAAGGACACACAGGATGCCTTGCAGGAGTTTGTGGGGTGTGCCTTTGTTGACAGGAAGAAGATCAAGATGGAGAAGATGTGTTACCTTCTCGGTTGTGGTAGTAACGGTAAGTCGGTGTTCTTTGACGCTGTTGTCAATGCCCTAGGGAAAGACAATGTGTCGTATATGGAGATGGCTGACCTGTCGGGTGACAAGTCTACGTGCGAGTACAATATAGCTATGATAAACGGGAAGCTGCTCAACTATGCTTCCGAGATGGGAGGGAAGGATGTGAGCGGTGGAAAGTATAAGAAGTTCATATCCGGTGAGCCTACTATGGCGCGCCTTCCGTTCGGTGAGCCTTTCCTTGCCGACATGATGCCGCCTTTCATGGCCAATCTTAACAAGATGCCTTCCGTTTCGGACCAGACTTATGGTCACTTCAGACGCTCTCTTGTTATCCCGTTCTATCGTGTGTTTAAGGAATCGGAACAGGACAGATCTCTTCCGTTGAAGCTGTCAAAGGAATCGGCAGCCATTATCAACTGGATAATAGAGGGTGCAAGACGGTTTGTTAAGAACAAGGGTGAGTTTACGAAAAGTTATACGATAGAATCCGTTACGGAGAATGCAAGACGTGATTCCAATAGTGTCCTGTCCTATCTTTACGATTCGGGGTATGATTCTTCGGGAGATATTGAGGAATCGGCTATCCGTGACCGTGACCTGTATGTGAAATACATAGCATACTGCAATGACTGTGGCGTAAGACCTTACAGCAAGAGAAAGATGGTTGAAATGATACGCCAGGAAGGCTATTCAGTCACTTCCGCGTGGGATGAGAACAGGAACAGACTGTTCCAGGTTGTCCTAAGACGGAAGTACAATCCTGACGAATATCTTCTCCAACAGGCTGATGATATAATGAAGGAGGATTTGCCGTTCTAAAGGTGGTTTGTTTATGGATATCATGAATAGAGGAAGTATAAAAATTGAATTGTATGCTTGGTTGTCTGGTATGACTATGAAGTATAATTGGCTTCAAGTGAAATTGGAGTACAAAGAAGATCGTGGAGTATTTTTAGTGTCATTTTCTCCCGTGAGCCAAATTGAGCTTTCCGAAGAGTTTAACCGTGAAGCAATGCAGTTTGCAGACGAGATGAACGCTATTTATGGCAACGAAGCACCTCTATTCACCGATGAGGAAGCACTCTTTAAGCTATCAGATAATGTGCGGATTTAATATTGTTTAACTGTTATTATTTTTGCCATATTACTTTAATATGTATTTTTGCTGAAAAATTTTATTGTATATGGATAATAAAGAGATTGTTTTATTTGATAGAAGTATTCGTGTTACTTCTGATTGGTATGTATGTGTGTCTGATACCCAGTGTGCGATAAATGAAGCTCGTAACAGGACTGGTTTGAAAAGGTATAATTTCAGCCAGTGGTTAAAGACGCTTTATGTAAGTGACATGGTTTCCAGTATTAATGAGAGCGGCAAGGATGCTTTCAAGGTTGAGTTTGACAATGATTCGGGTAAGATAGAGCAGTATTGTCATTTTGGTGTGTTTGTTAATATGATTTTGTCGGCAAGTCCTGTTAGTGGTGTGCTGGACAATGAGGATTGGTTTAATGATTACGTTTGTGATGTATATTCCATTGACGGTCATGTTTATGAACACGCCAAGATACTTGCCGTTGGCGGTTTGTGGCGTTATACGACAAAGAATGCCAGGTTCAGTGATGATATCCGTATGATGGATGATATCATGTATTCCGTTCCCGATGGTGACAAGGATGCCGTGTATAGCCTGTTCTTTGATTTGTTAGGTACGTTTTATTACAATTGGGAGTTTGCGTTGCGTTATGCGAAGAAACTTCTTTTAGGGGATGTGGAGGAATGATTATGAGATGGACATTAATGAACAAACGAACTATATTACAAAAATTTAACACATAATATTTCCCAATGTCATTATATAGTATTACATTTGTACCATACAGGGATAGGAACGGAGTAGCTACCTTCCGACAAGCCGAAGTCAGTACGGCTTCCCTGTTCTCCTTTTTACTGGCGAAACATAATACTGGCTAATATGCAATTAGTTTATAAATTTGACATCAACCATTCTGACAGGCTTTGCGCTATCTGCCGTGTTACGAACAACCTGTACAACCAGGCGTTGTATATCATTCGTAACGAGTTGAAGGATAACGACAGGTGGCTGTTCTATCCCGACTTGGACAGGATAATGAAAAACGTCACCAACCTTGAAGGTACGGTTAATTACAGACTTGTGAAATCACACGTAGCCCAACAGACATTACGTGTGCTTGACAAGGCAATGAAGGGATATGTCAAGGCAGTAAAGGATTGGGCGAAGAATCCGGGGAAGTATAACAGTAAGCCCGAACTTCCATGCTATCACAAACGTGGAGGGATGAGCAATGCGATATATACCAACCAGTCGTGCAGGATACATGACGGGTATATAATACTTGACCGTGACTTGAAAATACCCGTTCCGCAATGGGAGAAGTACAAGGACAGAATCGAACGGTTCAAACAGGTTAGGATAATTCCAAAACGTACATACATGACCGTGGAGGTTGTATATGATTGTGGCTGTTCGGATAATGTCGGTACGGGTATGGCTTCGATAGACTTGGGTGTGAACAACCTTGCCACGCTGGTGTGCGGATGCAATGCGCTGCTGTTTTCCGGCAAGGTTGTCAAGTCATACAACAGATGGTTTAACAAAACATTATCCATGCTGCAATCCATAAAGGACAGGCAGGGGATAGAGAAACTGACAAACAGGATGAGAAAGATGTATGATAAACGTGAACGGTTTATGAATGATGCGATGCACAAGACAAGCAGGCGTATTGTTGATTATCTTGTATCACACCATATAGGCACTCTTGCTGTAGGCTACAACAAAGGATGGAAGCAATCCGTCAATATGGGCGGAGTAAACAATCAGAAGTTTACATTCATCCCTTTTGCGAGGTTGAGAAGCTGCCTTAGATACAAGTGTGAACTTGCAGGTATCAGCTATGTCGAACATGAGGAAAGCTACACAAGTAAATGTGACGCTCTAGCTATGGAGGATATATGCAAGCATGACAGCTATCTCGGCAAGCGCGTCAAGCGAGGGCTGTTCAAGTCGGCAGTTGGAAAGGTTATCAATGCCGATGTGAACGGTGCGCTTAATATCGGTAGAAAAGTATTCGGTGATTCTTTCATGATAGCCGATAGCGGGCGTTGGTATCGCCCTGAACGAATTAACGTTTTAAAATGTGTATAAAAATTAACATTAATGCCATGTTTCATGCCTTTCTGATTTTCTAGTATATCCTGACGGTTATCGTTATATGTTGAGCGATTTCTTTAGGGATATGAAACAGGGATGGCGTAATTTTAAGTAGTATGGGTTCTATTGATTATGAGTATATATTTGCCAGTCTTGACACAGTGCTTGGGCTTCCTTTAAGGCGTAGGGGTAAGCGGTGGACGTTGCCTGCCCGGATAAATCTGGAGAGCCATAGCAGGAAAGACAAGCTGGTTTTCTATATGAACAAGTCGGGCAGTATTACCGTTACCGAGCAGGGCGGTGATTCTGTCAACCTGTTTGACTTTCTCGTGTCTTATCTTCCCGGTTGCAGCAGTGCTTCTGATGCTTTCAGGATTCTGTCAAGTCCTGACGGTTGCAGGATGAGTTTGAAGGATTTCTACGAGAGGGAGTATGATTCGGGTAGACAGGAATCAAGGTTTGTTGATATGAAGTATGTTGACAGGCTTAGCGATGCCGGTCATTGGAAGGGTAATAACCTGTACGAGTACCTTTCAGGTGTTTTCGGTGTTGATTCCGTGAATGATGTGTTTTCAAGGTATAAGGTAGGCTGTCTTGGAAGGGAATCCGCTGTGTTCTGGTATTCCGACAAGGATGGTAACGTGTGCCATGACAACAGGATAAGATATGGGGTGAACGGTCACAGGAAGAAGGAAACCCATGCTTTCAGGAAGTTTACTACGGGTGACGGATTCACCTATCGTGGTTATTTTAAGCCGTTTTTAGGGGATTATTGCAGCGATGCGATAACTTGTATGGTTGAATCGGAGAAAACCGCCATAATAGCTTCTATGGCTTTTGGTAACGGTTTTGTATGGATAGCTTGTGGCGGAATGAACCAGCTTGGAAATAAATTGCCAAAAAATGTTATTTTATTCCCCGACTTTGATAATAAAGCTATATCTTTGTGGGGTGACAAAGGACGTGTGGCGAGATGGTGGGAATACCCTAGCCTGTCTTTTGGATTGAAGCATAACGATGATATCGGAGATGCTGTTATTAATAATTTGAAGAGTATTAACATTAAACAATTTAGAGAATGGATATTGAATTAGAAATTGATTTTAAGAACGCGGCTATTGCTTCCATTGACAGAATGATGGAAGAAGTGTTGGATGATCACGATGTGAATTTCTTTGACGCATTGCAGAATGCTACTGAAAACATTATTGAACTCACTACAGTAAATGATGTTAATGATATTTGCTGTGAATTTTACTATGTGATGGATGAGAATGAGCGTGTCATGCACCGTGAGTTCTTTGAAAAGCTGAAAAAATATCGTGAAAGCAAGATTGAACGTATTGTTCCTTTGAAGGGAAAAGACTGCATTGTCATGGGTAATAAGTATGTTGAATTAAGTAGTGGCAAAGAGTGTGTCGTTGACAGTGTTATCCATATGCTTGCTGAGAATGACCGAATGATTAAAGATGCTGTTTTGTATGTAGACCATCTTGGTCAGCGAATAGCGTGTTCTGCTGATGAGTTTAGGAAAAAGTTTGGGGTGAGGAAATAAGGCGTGTTATGGCTAATAAAGGAGAAATAAGAATTGACGGTAAGGTGATGGGAAAGGATTACGGAAGGTATTTCTATTCTCCGCGTGGTAATATGTGGGCTGTCACCTTATGTACGTATGACTGTGATGATGGTCGTATGTTTGAAAAAATAGAGTTGTATAGAACGAAGGATGAGGCTAGGGAGGCTGCATTTCGGTTAAATACGGAGGAAAGAAATGGGTAAGACAGATGTAAGTGTAATAAAACTACCTGAGGGGTGTTCATTGAAGAAGATTGATGAGCGCACTTATGAACTAGTCAAGATTGACGATTTCAAGAAAGGAGATTTCCTGTTTGCTAAAAGCAGGACAGGAGATTTAATAGATTATGTATTTATTAATACTGGTGGTTTGAAAGCTAATTTCTTATATAAGGACAAGAATGTTCTTATCTGTAATTTAGAGTTTAACTTTTCTAACAACTATGATATATCAAAGGCTACTCTCGAACAGATTGCTGCCATGAGAAGGCTTTTGTCCGAAAATCATTTCACCATTGTTGATGGTGAAGTTGTTCCAATTACAGATCCTGTTGTCGGATTTGTTATTGTCAATGATGTGATTTATCCTGCAAGCAAGATTTACAGAAGCAGGGAATGCGCGATGTATGATTTAAAGAGAAAAATAAAAAAATGAATCAAGTAAAATTTGTAAAATTAAGACGGGATGCAGTTCTTCCCGAAAAAAAAACTGATGGTGCTGCCGGGTATGATTTGTATATTCCTGACAACACGTTGATAAGAAAAGGTCGTAATCTGATTAAACTTGGTATAGCCATTCAGATGCCATCAAATATGAAGGCTATCATCAAGCCGCGGAGTGGATTTTCCCTGAAAGGTATTATTGGCGTTGACGGGAAGTATCATGACGCAGATGTGTTGGATGGTGTTATTGATTGTGACTATACAGGTTGTATAGGTGTTATAGTGAAGAGTTTTGAGAAAGAGCCTTTCTATATTGCCGCAAAGGAGCGAATTGCTCAGCTGCTTTTCAGTAATTATATTGAGGTTGAATTTGTTGAGGTTGAAAGCCTTGATTCAACGGATAGGGGTGATGGAGGTTTTGGTTCCACAAATAATTTAGGCAAATGAGAAAGAAATTTTTATTATTTTTAGCTATTTCTTCAATAGTATTATTGGGGTTGTGTAGTTGTTCCGATGATAAGGATGATGAATACAAGGATGCTATTATCGGGACATGGGAACTTGTTCAGGTAAAAGTGGATGGTAGATGGTATCCAATGATAAGACCTACTTACGCTAAGTTTAATCAGGATGGTACTTATGTAGGAAGGGGATATTTTGGGAATGGTTACGGTACTTATGATATATCTGGTAAAACCATTACATGTTATGTTGATGGATATGAGTACGTAAGATACGAGATTGTTGAACTGATGTCCAATACATGTACGTTGAAGATGATGATGGGAGGTGACAGTATGGACATTAAATGTGAAAAACGATGAAAACAAAAAAGATAAACAAAATTTACGACAAGGGTTATGATAGTGTACTGAACAAGTATTTTATCTTAGCCATGTTTGTTGAGTTTGGTGAAACTAAATATGACCGTATCTTCTTTTCTGATAAGAAGGATGCGGATAACATAAAGGTAGGTGATTTGTTATGATTGGAGTTACATTGAACAGCAAGGTGAAAATTATAAACCGTGATAAATACATTTCACTTCACGGTGAAGATTCTGTAAGCAAGTCAAATGTGTTCGGAAAATTTGTCACTGTTAAATACTGTTTTGAGAATGGTGAAAAGTTTCTTTGTGCGGATGACCAGGGTAAAGAGTATATTCTTTTCTCGGATTGTATTGCTTATGTTGATCATGTCAAAGAGAGAAGTATCCTTGATGAAGCAAAGGATATCCGTAGCAATAGCAGACAGTCTGACTATGGCGATGCAGTAGTCAATTTTGAAAACATTTCCAAGATGGCTTCTTTGATTACTGGAAAGGAATTATCTCCTTATGACTGTGTTGCTGTACAGATAGCTGTAAAGCTATGCAGACAGGGATTCCATAAAAAGCGTGACAATATGGTTGATTTGGCTGGTTACGCTGATATAATGCAATTGATAGTGGACAAGGAGAATGTGAAAAATGGGGAAAAAGGCTGACAACGCTTTGATTTTTAGGAGAGTTCTAGCGGCAAGCGGACTCTCCGATACTGATGTTAACAGGAAAAGCAGAAAACATGATATTGTGATGAACCGTGCGCTTGTGTGCTGTGTCATGCGTGACATGGGTTTAAGTATGTCTGATATTTCTGATTTTCTATGTATTGACAGGAGTAGCATATACAATCTTTTAAAATATTCTTCTGAACTTGACGAGAGGGTAAGGGAGATAAAATCTAGGATAAAGGAGGAAAGGTAATGGGTTTGAATAAAGGATGGGGTAAACTTCCCCTTAGTAACAATCTTCTTGTTGACGATGAAAAACAGAAGAAGATTGATATAGCAAAGCATATTGATGATGCGAATGAGATGGAGTTATGGGCTGCGTCCGCTTATGTCATAGATACCAATCCTGTCTTGTTTTACAGGGCTACACATGTTGTTGACGAGGGTATGTCAGAGCGTTCTTTGCTTATGAAAGCCAAGCAATGGGTTAATTCTCCAAGGATAACCCAGATTGTCAATTATGCCAAATCTTCCATGCTTGCTTCCGATTATGTGACACCATCCATGAGGCGTGTATTGGAAGGTGAGAATAAGGAAAAGACAAAGACTTTGATAAACAAGGATAACCTTGAATTTGAAGATGCGATAAGTCTTATAGAAAGTTTCCTAAAGCGTTCTGATATAGACACTGCTGATTTTAAGGATGTAAAAGGTGCACTTGATATGCTTGCAAAGTTCAAAGGTTGGCTTTCTGATGATGATGCTGGTGAAGATTTCTACGACAAGACCACCATAGCGTTTTTCCCATACGATTGCGACAAGTGTGTCCGTGCCAAGGCAGGGTTATGCAACAAGTGTGTATATCATCGTGAATCAACAGGCGATCTTAGTGATGATGAACGTAAATGGATAAAGGAAAACGATACATGGAAAGGATAGTCTATGTCGGTAAGGAAAGCCACTAATTTGACGGTAAGGAATAAAGAAAGGGAAAGGCGTGTAAGGGAAATAGAGGAAGAGGGAGTATTTGATTATTACCATAAATTTACTCCTGTCCAGTTGTACAAGTACCTTTCGCCTCTATGTAGTATTGATGCGTTACGGGTATTACGTTTGTGTGTATTATCCGCACAGAGGGGAGATAATATGATAACGTTGAAGTTTATAAGGAGGCAACTGAAATATAAGCCTAGGCGTTCTGTTTTTGATTCATTGATAAATGCCGGATTGATAATAGAACCAGTTCCTAATGTTTTTTCCTGTACGGTGAAGGTGAACGAGTATTCTCATATATTAAGCATGATGCGTATTGATGATAATGCTCCCGATGTCGTAGATGTGGATGATTTGAATTGTTACAAAGTTGTAGCAGAGGATAATATTAGTTACCGTGTTGTTAGCAAACGGGGTAGTGTTATAAAGAGTTTCACTGAAAAGAGTGAAGCAAGCAATTATCTTGACGAACTGTATTTTCCTAAAGGTGAAGATGGTGACGTGGAAGCATTGTCAAAAGAGGAAGAGGAAGAATTAACTGTGTAATTAACAATTTTTATTATTGTTTTCTGTATTAGTTTATTTTTTAATATTACTTTTGTCGCATGAGATATTGCTATGATAAAGAACGGTATGATTATCTTGTCAACGAGATTTTAAAATGTGGCAAGATACTTAAAGAGAATACCACTAACGGTAAGGAAGTTAGCTGGAAGGTTTTCTGGATAAGGGTGGACGCTCACAAAATAAGGCTGTCCGCAATGAGGGAATTGGACAAAATAAAAGAGGAGAAATATAAAAAATAAAAAAAATGGATTTAGTATTAAATTGTAAAGTAAAGAAAGTAGGTCAGTTACAGACTGGTACAAGTAAGGCAGGTAACCCTTGGCAAAAGAGAAATCTTCTCGTTGAGGAAATTGGTTCCATGTATGCCAAAGAGGTGTATTTCTATGTAATGGGCAACCTGTGTGATCTTCAATTGAAAGAGGGTGATACCATTACTGCCCATCTTGAAATCAGAGCAAGAGAATACCAGGGTAAATATTACAATGAAGTTGGGTGCTTTAAGATAGATATGCCGCAACCAGCACAAGCACCTGCACCTGCACCTGTTCAGCCTGAAAGACGGGATGATTTGCCCTTTTAAAATTGCAATGCTTTCTGAAATGTGTGGTTTTTGCTTGTATTGATTAATTTCTTGTTTTTGTTTGCGGATGGAGGTTTATCTTTTTTGCCATATTTCGGGTTTTCCTCCATCCGATTTTATTAGTAGTTTAGAATCAACTATCCACTAGGCTAAAAGTCCAGGTTGATTAGACTAATCGTTAGGAGAGAATATATAGTTACCAAGGGGTGTTTGCTCAAGCCTCTTGCTCTAAGGTCAAAACCTCTCCATAACATTGTCGATGAGCATTTAACGGAGAAATCCGACTTATAGTAAATTAAAAGGCATTTATAACCAATTAAACAATAGATTAATATGAAAAAGTACATTGGAACAAAACAGATTGAAGCAGAACCTATGACAAGAGGTGATGCGTGGGGAAAACATCTTCTTAGAGAAAAACCGTCAACGGAAAATTTCGATGATGAGGGTTATCATGTCCGCTATGAAGATGGGTATGAAAGCTGGAGTCCTAAAGATACGTTTGAAAAGGCGTATAATATTGCCGAAACACCAGTTGACCGTATGCAGATAGAAGCCGAAGAAGTCAATGGAAGATATGTAAAGTTAGCCGCTTTCATAGATTCAGGGAAAATGGATGAAGTCGTTAATGATATGTACAACAAGTGTTTACTGGAAATGCAGTGTTGTACTATGTTCGACTATATACGGCTTCTTGATACTCGCATACAGCGTATGCAAGGTTCTGATGGTGCTAAAGTAATAAAGATGAATTTTGGTATGGCTATTATGGCTCTCAAAGCAGGTTATCCAATTCGTAGAAGTGGGTGGAACGGGAAATCATTAATGGTATTTAAACAGGTTCCGGCTCGTATAGAGAGTGATGTTATCCCCAAGATGCAATCGCTTCCCCAATCAGCAAAAGACCTTATTCTGAAAGGCAAAGGTTTCATTGACTATACGAGTCAATGCCTTATTTACAACGAGAACACCGGGCGTGCTGATTCATGGGTTCCGTCTATCAGTGATGTATTTGCCGATGATTGGGAGATTGTTGATTAATACCTAATTTTATTTAAGGCTTAATTCACAATATTTATTATCTTTGTGGTAATTTTGCTACCATCGAAGATTTTAAAACAACATTTGTCTTATAGACTGTTGTTTTAATTTTGAATCTTTTCATATCACATAAAAGGGGTGTTTTATGGGTCAATATCCATTTAGCCATAATCACCCCTTATTTACTAAACACATGAGAAAAAAAGAGCTTCTTAAAAAAATGAGAGAATATCAGTCTTGGCGGAAAGGTGCTGATATTCCCATGATGCCACCATCCGAAGTAACTAGGATGATTGATTCTGCAATAACGGTGATAGAAAAGTCTGATACAAGCAAGGCGAATGCCGTGCTGTTTAAAAAAGAAGTGATAGACAAACTTCACATCACTGTTGGTGCTATGATTTTGGACGGGTATGATGAGTTGGATTCTTGTGTAAAGTATGTTAATGATTTAATACGTGAGTTAGATGAAAATTAATTTGTTTGTAAACGGAAATTTGGTGTGCTACCGAAGCGAAGCGAGGGAGCACAGGGGCAGTCTAGCTGCACAGGGGCAGTCTAGCTGCACAGGGGCAGTCTAGCTGCACAGGGGCAGTCGAAGTTATAACACTATGTGGTGAGGAACTTCCTAGTGATTATGACATTTCTGATGCTGTTATAATTGATGGCGATATTCATTGTCGTAGTATCAGTTGTAATGGCATTGTTGTTTGTAAAGGTTCTTTTACCGTTATAGAGGAAGGGGGTGATTATGGGTCACTCTAACGGTAAAATCACTGCACCTGTCGGATTGGATAGTGATGTATATCCTACCCTAGGCATCGGTCCTACTAGTGATGGTTATGATTTAGGGTATGCTTGTCTTAGCGAAAAAATTAATATGTGGAGTTATATAAAACCCAAAGAAGCGTCTAGCCCTTCATTTGACAACGCTAGTTTACCTGGTATAATTTATGATTCTGTAAATAAGAAATTAGTATATGATAGACCTAAAACATGGTATAGGCTTACTGATTTTGATGGATACGATCATGGGGCTAAACCTCTTACAATAGATAAAGATATTCTAACTAATCCTGTAGATGCTACAAAGACAACGTTTGTACTTACAATTTCACCATATTGGGCTGATTCTAGGTATAATTGGGGTAAAATACTTGGGGGATTTACTTGGTCTAATATGAAGATAAAGGTGGAAGTATATAATCAATTAAAGAAGTTGGTGGATTCTGGGGTTTTCGTTGTAAGTAGTATTGATAGTACAGGAAAAATTTCAATTACCCTTAATCGCAATAATCTCATATCTATGGGGGATACATATATTTATATTAAGGGTTATTTTTGTGATTACAGTGGAAATGTATTATGCTTAATCCCTACTACATCTGACGGATTTATTCGTAAGCCGATAGTGGTTACTCAAAGTCTTTCTATTACACTTGGAGATACAACAGCCAACGCTTCTGGATTCTCTGTTTACGGACAGTTGACAAATGGCTCTACTTCTTCTAAATGCAGATTGAGCATTACAAATAACACTTCTAGTGATTACGTTGCTTCATCCGGCAGACCATACGCTAGATATAGATGGAGAGCGAAAGATGGATCTTATACAGGTCAATGGTCAGGTAATATATTGATGCCTTCGTGCACAAATATTCCTAAATCATTTACTCGTAATGATGTGGTTGATGCTGGAAATCCCCCGTCTTATGGCAATGTTACTCAATGGTATGTTGATTATCAAGTTATTATATATTAAACACTGGATACAATATACACAAGCAATGGGCATGGAACGGCAGCTTAGGTCTGTCTGTGTGTATTCTGTATTGCTCGTCAATGCAGAACTGGCATGGATTTTTAGACGTTACTGCTGTCCTCCATCCCTTGAAATTTGGAATGTTTTTCCATGAGTTGTAATTTGCTTCATTGAAAATTCCTAGAATCATCTGTTGTTCTATAACATATAACTGGCTTATACCGTTTGTAGCATATCCTCTCCCATAGTGTTTCTGTTTGCTTGGCGGAATAAATGATACGTTATATGGTGATGATATGTTGTTCCATATCTTCTTTTGAACCTCATCCGTTATTTTTTCTATATTGTTCGTTTTTATTGACAGTAATGTATTGGCAAGATATACTTCAACAACAGCGCGAAATCTGTTTGTGTTTGTGTTTATTCTCTGCTTTGTTGTTTCTCCACCGTATGTCCTTTCCATATATTCCTTAATGCCGTTATCCGTCATTGAAATATACTCCCATCCAAGATCATCGTTTAGTTCGAGTGACAGCTTATTGCTTTCCAATACATATTGGTATATGTCGTTATATATATCCTCACGAAACTTTTTGGTCAGTTCCAGCACTTTTTCTTTTTGACTATCCGGGAGTTTTGATATTGACTTGAACGATTTAGCCCCTGCCAAAAGGAATATGGCTAGAAGGTCTTTAGAAAACTTCTCCGCACGCTCTTTGGTTGACGATTTTATACCGTTGGCAAGTCTTTTTACCTGGAAGTAATAGTCTGCAATCTTAGATGTTTCTTCTTTGTTGATCATTGGCTTCTACTCTTTCTGTTATACCGTTTGCTATCATGTTTATCATCAAACTCTTGAAATCGCTTTGGCTATAAACCTTTTGTCCGATTGATGCTAGAGTTTTAAAGATTACAATTTGATTCTCGTACAAAACCTTTTGGTTCTGTATGATAGCGTCAAGTTTGGATAATATTTCTCTTTCGTTGTCCATAGTGCAAAGGTATGTATTAGACTTTAATTTACCATACAAATTGTTTTATTTCATTGGGTGTCATTGTATGTTTATATGTAATGTAACAAAAAAGGCAACAGTGAAGATTCACATCTGCCTGCTGCCAAATTAAAAACATCGTAATGGTTCATTTACATAGTGCAAATGTAACAAAAATATGTTTTACATATATATAACCAAACTGAATTTTTAATTAATGTTGACATATTAGTCTTACGTTTGTACATAAAAAAAGCAAGAAAAAGGGTCCAATCTATTTCTTGCTTTTTAATTTAGTTTTTTTATGAAAATTCTATTTATAGTTATATTCGTTTACGGATCTTTTTACATTGCAAATATAATACTTTTTTGTATATTTGCAATGTATCAATAAATAAAAAAAACATGGAACTATTAGTAGAAAGAAAATGGTGTAAGCCTGATTATACTATAGGGCGTTTGTATATTGATGGTGAGTTTTTCAGTAATACGCTTGAAGATCGTGTTGTTGACGTGAATAAGAATGGAGTGTTTGATGGAAACGAGAAGAAAGTTTATGCTGAATCTGCTATCCCTTACGGTAGATACCAGGTTATATACAACTGGTCCCCAAAATTTGGGCGTAATATGCCAAGACTGTTGAATGTGCCTCATTTTGATGGTATTCTTTTTCACAGTGGGAATACTGCAAAGGATTCTGCCGGGTGTATCCTTGTTGGTAACAATACATCAAAAGGCAGACTTACCGAATCACGCTATACTTCTGACAAGTTGAACAAATTGATTGACGATGCGATAAAGCGTGGCGAACAGGTTTGGGTTACGATTAAGTAGTGTGTTATCTCATCAACTATGTGTTGAAGGAGTTACAGGAGCGATGTTTTTGTCGCTCCTTGTTTTTTAGTAATAATAGATTATGTACAGTGCTATACTATTCTCGCCAATTTCCCATCGGACGGTTTTCCGCCAAACAGGTGATTGATGTATGCAAGACCTTTTTGTGTGCATAGAACAACCATCACGACAAAACCTGGGTGATTCTCTCTTGGAATAGGTTTTTCTTTCATCTCGAAATACCCAGCATCAATATATTTCTGTTTTGGTTCGTTCCTGTTAGCAAAGAATACTCCTGCTTCACGAAGTTTCTTGAACAAAGAGTTTCTTCCAAAAGGCAATCCAAGTATCTTTGCCGCCTGTCCTATATCGCACTTGCCTTCCATTGCAAAGGCTTTGTCGGCGAAGTCCGCTTTGGGCTGAATTTTGGCAATCTTGGCATCTTTTTGTTCGATTTGCTTTTTCTGTTGCTCCGATTCAATGCGCAACCGTTCTTTCTCCTTTTCAGAAGCTACCAAAGCTTCCAAGGCTTCAAGATAGGTTTGCGGAGTTTGGATAGCCTTTTTCTCATTTTCGAGATATTCAAGACGGTCTATGATTTTTTCACGTAGAACTGCATCGTAGCCCGAAGCGAGAATAAGACAACCTTTCGGAGTTAGATTAAATAGAGGTCTTTCTTGACCGTTAGCGTCTGTGTATGAGCCCAATCCAAAATTGGATTCGGCTACACCTTGCGATAATAGATTGCGAATATCACGCATAACATGGGCATGTTGTTTACCCGTGACCTCTGCTATTTCAAGGGAGGTCATACCTTTTTGATTTGGAATTAAACTTTCCATACTTACTATTGTTTGGCATTATAATTATAGACAGAAAAACGGCTGCCATTTCCCGTGTCGCCAAACAATAGTAAGATTTTCTCCGAAGAGGAAATATTACGCAGGAAAGACAGCCGTGTATTTTCATACAAGCGATTGGGCATAAAAAAAGCCCAGCTAATATAGTGAGCTATAACCGTGCTCTACGGAGAAAGAATACTTTACTATTGTTTGGCACCACAAAGTTACAACAATTCCTTAAACTACCAAACGAAAACAATATTTTTTTGAAAGCTGCGTCGGCAAAGTCCGCTTTGGGCTGGAGTTTCTCTATCTGTTTTTGCTGCTTTTCATTCTCCAAAGCCAAGCGTTCTTTCTCTTCTTCGGCTTGTATTACCATTAGTGCAAGCTCCTTCCGGGAAAGTTCATGTTTGTTTTCCTCACATGCGATAAAATATTTTCTAGCTTGCCTTCCCCGTTCGTTGTTTTCAATCATAGATAGCTCTTTTGCCATACTGATTGACAGAGCATATTCGATTCGTTTAGTAGCTCCTATTTCTCGCTCCACAATTTCGGTGAATGATTGAAAATCAACACCTTCAATAAAATCATAAGATTTAATACGATCTTTAATCCATGTTGAAAAATCCCTTTTACTTTCAAGAAAAGAATGCAAATCACGTGCATTAACGGCTTTCTTACCGTTATTATCACTAATAGGAATAAGTTCATTCGTTGTGACGTTCATATTTTAACGAATTGTGATAAAAAGAAACCCTCCGTAGGTGTGAACGTCACAACATACGCAGGGCATAGAAGTCGCAGATTGTTTCCTTTCTGCCACCTTAGAGGGATTCTTAATATCTTGTACAAAATCTGTTCGATTTATTTTGCCAAATATTATTATGTTATGACGTTCACCACAAAGAAAAGCATAATTTGTGATATATCAAAACTTTGTGGTGTTTTTTTTCTACATCAATCCAAGAACCATACCTACTGCTCCCCAGAATATATCTCTCCATTCGGGCACTCCTTGTCTAAGCCACTTATCGTAGACGATTTCTTTCCCTACAAGGAGGAACAAGGTTAGTGCTATTGCTGTCCATACGGAGAAAAACCATTGCGCCATGCTTACTACAAGTATTCCTGCAATGAGGTGTTCCATTCCGTCAACTCTTAAATTGTTGAGGCATATATAGTCCAATGCCCTTCTTATTTTTCTTAGTAAGTTTATAAATTTTCCCATAGTTTAGCTGTTATCGTTGTTTTCATTGTTTTCATTGTTTTCTTCTATAACTCTAGCTTCCATATCGTTTAATCTTCTGTCTTGTTCGTCCATTCTATCATCTTCGTTATTTGCTGAGAAATCACTTTCTTCTCTTGCTGTCTGTAATGATATTATTCTGGAGTTCACAAGCTGAACGAGTGTATTGTTCCATTCAGAGAAGTCTATGTATGAGTATGGCTCTATGGTAGCGTTTATTCTTAAAGCGTTATAGCCTGTTGCGTCACCTTCCATTACTCCTACATAGTATTTGAATATATTGGCCATGTCATTTATGGCTGTGTTCATCATTTGTGCATCACTTCTCGCCCATTCCATTTCCGGCTCATAATACATTGCCGTTGTTCCAGTAGGTCTGTCACCTGACGATGATTGCATTGGCGGAACGACACCGCTTCCGTCAAGTATTCCGTTGTATATGTTGTCTATTTCGGTGAACAGTGAGTTTGAAGCATCCATTTTACCCATGAACTGTGCATCATCTTCTGCCCCTACACGTAAAATGGAAGTTCCTCCCAATCCGTTTCTTTGAATGTTTATTCTTCCGTTTGTCTTGATAAGTAGCATTTGGAATGCCTGTCGTGTGTTGTATTCTCCTATCATGGACATTAAGAACTCGAAATCGTCTATCAAGTCCTGTACTGCCCCCCAAAATGGAAGTTCAAGCCGTAGATATACTACAGGTATAAATCCCAGGTTATGGAATTGATGCAGTTGTATAATATTTCCGTTTTCGTCAATATCCGTTGCTATATCTCCGTTGGAATCAAGCGTGTAAAACTCATCTTTAGTCCATACATCGACAAGTGTGTCTGTATGTTCTTCTCCATCAGCCGATATATATGTGGTTGTATATTCCCTTGCGAAAGCTATTCTTTCCCCTCTTCTGTTTTTATGTTCATACAGTATATCTCCTTTTGAGTAGCTGAAAGACCTGTATTTTATCTCGTCCTTATCCTTATATATATATATGGCAGCATCTCCTACCTTTCCGGCTTCGCTTATAAGTTCAAACTTGGCTGTTTCCATGAGAGAATCAGTCCAGTATTCCTTGTATGTTGTCAGCTTATCCCTGTTCTGCTGGTTTGACGCGCTTTTCTTTATCTGAAATTTAAGAGGATTGGTACATAGGTGTGACACCCTTTTCTTATGTATCATCCTTTGAAGAGGAAATGCTCGTCTTTGCAGTACATAGGGAGTTGATGCCAATTTCTTTTTTCTTTTCTGAGCACCTACATTCGCGCTTTCATCATCCGATGATGTGGCATCCTCGTCTGACGGGATACTGTCTTTCCAGTCGGGTCTGTTGTGTATATAATGTCCTGATGTATCCCATTGTGCTAGAAAATCATCTTGTGACATATATTTGTATATCAAAGTGGAGCGTCTTGGTTTTTTCTTTGTTCCTCCACCTCTCCCATCGTCACATCTTGACGGAAGTGCCACTTTGAACGGTTCTTTTCGTAATAAAACGTCTAATTTTAAAATTTCCATAGGTAATTATAAATATTTTAATTCATCCATTATATCGTTAGGTATGTCAATCATTACATCACATATATCAAAATATGTCCTGTATAAAAATGTTCCTTCTATCAAGTCGGGCGAGCATCCTACAATCTTTTTTGCTTCCTGTTTTTTCAGCAGTCTTAGTTTCCCGTTTTCCCTTTCCACGTCACGTCTTATTGCTCTTCTCTGGTCCATCAGTGCTTCCCGTATTGTTTTGTTCACATACGGTTTTTCGAGAAGTTCCGGGTTTATACTGAATCCGCAATATCCTAGGTTTGTTCCTTTTATACGTGTTACCATCTCATCGGCAAGCTGTGCCCTTAGATCGAAATAGAATCTTACAGGCTGATCATCCTTGCTTTTGTCTAGTCTTTTTGGAACGCCTCTAAGTATTGCCAGGCTTTCGGGGAATGCGTCACGGAATGTAGGTGCTCCAAGACCGTCAAATGCCAGTCTGTTTTCACCGATTCCCCATTTCCGTAGATTGTTTCTTACCCATCGGTTCAAATCCCTAGGCTTTAATGTGTTTGACCATTCTAGGTCTTGTAAGTGATGTCCTATGAAGTGCCCCATTACACAAACGTCACCAAGACCGTATGCTATATCCAGTGTAGCACATTCAAAATAATCGTCAAACACAGGCTGAGATGAGAACATTTCCTCCATTTCGTCACGGGTTATCCACTCGTTTCCCCCTTTTATCAGCTTCCATGAACCTAATGCGTTTATGGATACTTCCTGTGCTGTTCCTCCAAGGTTTTTCTGATAGTCGGGATTGGAAGCCATAAGTATCTTGTTATCTTCCAGTCCGGAAGCTATAAAGGTTATGCTCTTGATGTATCTTTTACAGTTTGTTTCGTCAATTTTGGTATTTTTACCGAATCTTGCGATGATATAATCTTTTGCCTGAGCAAATACTTCTTGTGGGCTGTCACCCCATGCTGTTTCATGTATAGTATCTCCATATTGAAAGAAATATCTTACTTTTCCCGATCTTTCTGGAATTGCTATTCCATCATCGTCTACCCACCATGATACCATTGCTCTCCAGAAATCGCTGTACGGATTTGGGTTGCACGCGCCTATAAGACTTGTTCTTAGTCCTGATGATGAACGCAATACTGTTTGAAGGTAGTTTATGATAGGTTCCGTTGCCTGTGAGCACTCGTCTATCGCCACCTTCACAACGTTACCACCTTGTTGTCTGTCCTTAAATTCATTTACGCCTTTTTCTCCCGACAAGCAGGCATCCCCGAAATAATCGTATCGTATTTCACCTCCTGCGTCAAGTCTTGAAAGGCGTTTTGAATCAATATACTCACCATAAGGTTCAACCATCTTTGAAACCACTTTAAGAATACCGTCCGCTTTTTCTGCGGATGTCTTGTCCTTACGGAAAACGAGTGCGGAGAATGACGGATGGTTGCATGAACTCAGTATATCCATTCCAAGGCATACGGATTTTCCTCCCCCACGATTTCCGTGAAGTATCTTTATTCCTGCCCTGTTCCTTAGAAATGCCTCCTGTGAACCTTTCTGTGGGGCAAGCATATTTACCTTGTACCCCTTGCTTCTTCTGTCCTCTATATATCTTTGGACGAAATCAAGGCTTTTATATGGTATGATTCCCCTTTTGCCATATCGTTTCAGCGATTTGACAACATCTTTAGTCTTTAATCCTCGGTATTTTAAGTCAATTTCTTCCATCGTTTTCTATGTATCCCGCAAATATAATATTTTTTTAAATATTTTTTTGCTTATACACATTTTTTAACTACATTTGCATCGGTAAGAGGTACTTACTGTGCGCAAAGGTCTTGTGCATGAATCACATAAAAAAAATAAATAGTATATGGATGAAAATGTAAAAGTCATTTTTGAAGGTATCAAGAATGCGTTGGGAGAAAGTAGCTCCGTTATTACAGATCGTACAATCGAACAGACAATTAATGAGTTCTCAGCGTTCGCACCGCAGGAAAATGCGGAAAAGTTCTGGAATGAAAGTGTTGTGAATCATTTAAAGAACACTGTGGCAGGTCAGGTAAGAGCGTTTGCGTCTGATAAGCGCAAAGAGTGGGATACAATCAAGGAACAGGAGATATCCAACTTGAAAAAGGAATGGGAAAAATCACATTCGTCACAACAACAACAACAACAACAATCATCCGAACAGAAACAGTTTGAGTTGCCCGATGATGTCAAGGCTAAACTTGAAGAGTTTGAAAAGTTCAAGAAAGAGTTTGAAGCTAAAGAGCAGGAGGAAAAGCAGAAGCAGATTGTAACTGAAAAGCGCAAGAAGCTGTCTGATTTGATTAAACGCCCGGAAGCGGGTATGCCTAACGAGTTGTTGCGCAACATCATTTTTGAGAACATTCAGATTTCGCCCGAAGAGGAAGATACAAGCATTCTTCTGAAAATACAGGGAAAGTACAATGAAACGTGTACTAAATACACAAAGGATGGCATTAATCCTTTTATCTCTGACAAGGGTGGTTCTAGCGATGTAAAGTCATTCATAGATAGAAAGAGAGAAGAAGATAAGGCTAACAAGGAAAACAACATTGTCAGCCGATATTACAGTAAAATTAACAAATAGTTTTTTTAATTATGAAAGCAGGAGTTCTTGCAACAAGTTATAGTAAGATTGGTGGCGCAAGACATATCTTTTCTAATGATACGTCTTTGCACGTACTGTTGGTAGGATGTAACGTTCCAGTAGAACGTATGCCTACAGTTGGGAACAAACTTCCGGCTGGCACTATGATTAAATGTGATTCCTCAAAGCAGAATGGCGGTGACATTCACTATTCATTCAGAATGTATGAGAAATCGGATTCTGGTGCTACGGTAAAAGTTGAAAAAATCATGGGTAATACAGTTGCCAAGGTTGGCATGGTTGTCGGTAAAGCACCTACTACTGCCGCAGGTACTACAACTGGTTTTACCATTAACGCTATTGATTCGTCTCATGACGAATATGACATCCTTACATTGTCCGGGGATGCAGGTAAATTGGAATTGACCGATATTTTGGTTGAAGTTACACAGGTTGGTGCTAGCGCAAAATTCAAGGTTATTCCTAATGCTATCCTGCCTTATGATGTTGACACCATTCCCGGTGCCACTCTCTATCCTTTCAACGGTGCATGGATGGTGACAAGTGAGATTTTGGAAAAACGCATTCCGCCCGTAGCTTCGGCAATCAAAAAGGCGATGAAGGATGATGAATCATATCCTTGCGTTTTCCGTTACACATTGTATAACTAATTAAATTTTTTGTTTTATGCAAAGATCGACATTTAGTTTCTATGATTGGCATTTCTCCGGGGAGATGCAGGAACTTATGGATTATGCCAATCAGAAATTTGATAACGAAAACTGGAGAAGCTACGGAGATTGGGATGTTCCTCAGATGAGTAAATCATGGAATGTCATGGTTGACGAATACACACAGGCTACCCGTCCTGTAATGCTGGCTCCTTTGGCTGAAAAGCCTATCATGGATACTACGGGATTTGAATGGTATTCTGGCCGTATTCCGAAGATGGGTCACGCCATTCAGTTTATGGAAACCGATATTCAGGAGTTCTATGAACTTGACATTCCGCAAGGCGCATTGCTTGACAAGATCCGTGAGAAATGGTACACAAAGATGGAAGCGTGTATCCAAGGTTTCCATACCGAGTTGAACTGCATGACTTATCAGGCTCTTTCTACAGGTATGCTTAACTATACAGCTAGTGGTACCAACTCAATCCCTGTTCAGATTGACTATCGTGTTCCTGCAAAACACAAGTTGAAAGCGTTGAAGCAGAAATGGTTTAGCGATACAGACTGGACACCGAACGAGAATGCAGATCCTATTAAAGACCTTCAAAGAATGTGTAAGATTGCCGACAATGACGGTGTACCATACGACCACTTTGAAATGTCCAAGGATTTGTATGACAACTTCCTGATGCACCCGAAAGTGACAGCAGCAGTACAGGCTCGTCTTGTTCCTGCCGCAGCATCTACTACAATCTATCCTATGAACAATCAGGAGATTGTTGATGTGCTGATGAAGGTGTTCTCTATTCCTGTGATTATTCCTGTTGATGAAAAATCAAAATGGAACAAACTTGGTGTGATTGAGGAAGCCAAACCGTCTTTTGAAAAGAACACCGTTGTTCTTGTTCAGAGCGGTCAGTTCTTCCGTATCAAGAACTCACCGTCAATGTATTTGCAGGATACCAACCCGGCTGTACGTATTTCTTCTTTGGAAGGCGGACGTATCGCGTTCTTGCATCAGTATTCTTCCGAACCGTATGCGGAGAAGAGTTCAGGTGAGTTGTGGGCATGTCCTGTGATGAAGAATCCGAACAACCTTATCATTATGAAGGTTGACGAACAGTCAAATACGGGATTGTAAAAGGTTGAACCATGAAGGTCATTATTGATATAAATGGCGAAGGCACAGCAAAGGGCGCAGGGGAGTATTTCATTGGAGATACTCTCACGCTCCAAGCTATTCCCGAAGAAAGTGTAGAGTTCGGATATTGGCTTATTGCTGACAATGAAACATTAAAGCCGGAAGATAGACTGAAAGTTTCGGATAATCCGTACACTATTCAGGTTACCCCTCAGATAACAGCAAAGGGTAACATGAAGGTGGAAGCATATTTCTATATGTCTATGCGTGAATATCTGAAAGCACAGATTGACTATGAGTTGAAAAACACATCATATATCAGTGTTGCCCAGAAATGGGGATTCCGTTTGTCTGATGACAGCCGTGAAACGTCTGAGATGAAGAAGGATTTGGCTTATGCTGACTTGTTGCTCATTGTTTGCACTGCCCCTTCAACGATACAGGGAAAGACGAAGAAAGCCGGGAACTGGTCAATTACCGACACAAGCAAGACTATTTCTATCAATGACAAGAAAAGATTGGAGCAACGCGCAAAGGATTTATACGCCAAATGGGGTTTGAATTTGGATGTTGGAACTGATGTTGAAATAACTAGATTAAGATGGTAGTATGGGAAAGAGTATTTTAGGTGAGGATATGTTTCCTGATATGGTGAGAATTTATCAGAACAAGAACAGTTCGGATAAATATCAGACCACCCCATATTGGGAGATGATATACGAAGGAAGGGCAAACATACAGGAAAAGGATACTGGTTCGGAAACGAATGATGTTGACAAGTCCGAATATGCTGCCTACCTAGAAGATAACGATGTAACCATACCTTCCGGGTGTCTGTTGGATTGGCAGAATTTCAACCATCCGTTTTCGGACAACAGTAATAGTTGGCGTGAGATAAAGAAACCTCCATTTAACAATATGGAATTTGGTACGGTAATATACTTTAACCAAATAGAAAACTAGAATACTATGACAATCAATTGGACGGAAATAATACTTGCTTTGTTGGGTACTAATGGTATAACCCTTCTAACTTCAATATTACTGTTTAAGCAGAAGAAGGAAAAAATGGAAACTGAAATTGATTCTTCTACCTTGGACAATCTTGAAAAAGGGTTTGCTATTCAGGGTGCTCAGTTGAAAAAGGCACAGGAAGAAATATTGAGTTATCAGGAATCTCTTCATGATGCTTATCAGAAGATACAGGAGCTTTATAATGAGATGAACAAAATCAAAAACGAGTTGAAATGCGCAAAAGATGATCGAGATTCATTAAAAAAGCAGATTGATAAACTGAGTAAACCAGTAACAAGAAAGACAAGTACAAAAAATGCAGGCAAATAACAACGATAAAGTATTGAAAGAGTTTGGTAGTAATGTCCAGCTTGCTTTGGATGCTTCTATCATGCAGTTCATGGAAGATATCGCCACGAATATCATGGATGATATAAAAGACATGGAGGGATTTACCAATCAGACTTTCAATCTTGAAGATAGTTATGGCTGTGGCATTTATAAAGATGGGGTCCTAAAGAAGATTGTGTGGGCAAATGCAACGAAAGTTGCAAATGAACCTAGGAAACGTAACAATGTAGAATATTGGGGGCGTGAACTTGCCGAAGATTTCTTCAACAGTTACAAATCCGATGGTTCTGACAAATATGAACTAGTTGTCGCTGCTGTCATGTATTATGCCAAGTATGTGGAGAGCTATCATTTGTTGAATGTTCTTTCAGATTCTTGGATTAAGACAAAGACAGATTTAAAAGGGGGCAAATATACTGTGGTTTTTAAGAAAATTGCAGCTAATATGTTAAACAAATATTTTAAGTGAAGTTATGGGCTACTTTAATCCTTCAACAATAAATACCACCTTGTACAATATTGTATTGGACAAGAAGATTGCTGACGATGTATATAAGGTACAGCGTCCTGCAAGTGTTGATGATAAGGTAACTAGTTTTATTGTCGTAAACAACAATACAAGAATTGTAAGCAATACCGAGGGCGGCCCTTACGGTCACTTCGGGAAAGGCGAAACAATGGCTACGGTTACTTTGTTTGTAAGGGCATTGCCTGGGAACATATATCCGTCTGTCATGGATGCGTTGAGTGAGAAGATGGTAGAACTGTTTCCTCAAAAGACTGTGCAGCTTCATTTCGAGATATTTAATGTTTTACCACCAATGTTTGACGGGGTTGGGTTCTATTATATGTCCGTCCTGTTGAATGTTGACATTTCAAAGGATTAGCCGCATGAAAAACGTGAGAAAAAACAGTGGAGGCGCATCGGTAGATACGTTCTCAACAATTAACAATAACTTTTTAAATACAGAAAATAGAATGGCACGAGTAAATTTAGACACCAGCCCTGCTTACTTGAACGGGCAGTCGGCTGCTTTGACATTTGATGCGATTGAGATTACCGATGAAACTCAATATTCAAGTTTTAAGAATCCGAAGATTCTTCCCAATATTGAATCTGGTACTACGGAATCTGCTGGTACTGACGCTGACACTTCTGAAACAAAGAACGAACAGGGTGCTACCGTATTCCAGAATATCACACCGGGTACTATGGCATTTACCTTTACAGGTATGTCCACTTCAAAAGCCGCTTTCGCTTTCTTTACACAAGGGAACGAAACCAAGGCTGAGTTGGAATTAAGTAGTTTAACTGATACTGTTGATGCTTTCGGTAAGGGAGCTTCTCAGAAACTGAAAGCGTTTGGTGCAAGTGCATTCAAGCAGTTTGTACGTCCTATCGGTATTATCAACGGTACTGGTGATCGTATGATCTTCTTCCCGAAGGCATCATGGGCTGTCAGCTTCACAGGTGCTCCAAGTAACGCTGGATACCTTGGATTCTCCGTTACTGTGACAGCATTGGAAGTTAACACTCAGTATTTGAAAACCATGATGGTTCTTGAACTTGACAATTCGGGTATCGGTGGTTGATGTAGACGAGTTATGAATTATTAGCCGGGCGTTTTCGTCCGGCTATATTGTTTTTTAACTGTTTCTATTTTATTGATATTAACTTTTATTGTATTTTTGTGATAAAAAGAAATATAATGAACGATAAAGAATTGTCTGATAAATTAAAGCAAAAGGCTATAAGTCTTGGGCTGTGTGAGGAATGGACAAATGAATGGGGAAACCCGGATAAATATGAATTATGCGAGAAATATATCAGAGGCATTGACTTCTGCCTGTTAAACAGATACCCGTCAAATGAAATAATCAAGAAGGAATTTGCAGGAGTTAGGGAGAAGTTTAATATCTTCGTTGATGATACCAACCTTTTCATAAGCAATCCTAAATGGTCTATTTTTAACGGCTCGTGTGATTGTGTTGTCACATTCAACGATTTCGGTATAGGAGAGATGTATGTCAAGGATAACAGCCATGTAAGCCTTGTTGCGCTTGATAACAGCATAGTACACGTATCTTTGATTGACGATGCCAAACTTGATATTGTATCGTCTAAATATACCAAGGTGTTCGTACATACAAATACTCCAAAGAACATATCAAAGGTGGATGTGAAAGGAAAATTAATGATTAAACCGTTCAAGTTAGTTTAAAAAATGGGAATATTTAATTGGAAACAACCTGACTTAGATGATCAGATAAAGATGCAGAAGTTTGCCACTCATAAATACAAAGAGGTTATGGTTGGCAATAAGAAATTCAAGGTGCGTGGTCTTAGACTAGGCGCATACGATTATATTGTAGACAAGCTGTTGATACGTGACATTATCAACCCCGATACAGCGAAAAAGGAAATGATTGCAATTATGAAAAATGACGCATCTATTCCGTACAAAGTTGCAGCGGCAGGAGTATTGAATAACTATTGGTTTTTTGAGATAATTCCTTTTGCAAGACGTATATACGCTTGGTGGTTAAGCAGGCACTATGACCATAAGGAACTAACTCCGTTGATAGAAGCCATCGTGGAGGGGGCTAATGTAAGTGATTTTTTTACAAATACAATCCGTTTAGCGTTCTTGATAGATACGACAGCGACATTAAGCAAGAAGGATGCCATGAAATTATCTCTAGATGCAAAATCGGCTCACGAGGATCTATCCAAAAAGATTTCCCCCAATTCAGAGGGGATTTAAGGCTATTCGGAGGATTGATGATAATCAAGGACTGGGCTTTGCTATGGAAATATTCATGGAGTTATATACAGGCAGTAATAATGGACCAGCCTAAACTTGATTATCATTTTGAAGAGAAAGTTAAGTTGTACAAGGCTTCTCTTACAGAAGATTTATATAAGGAAGCTAACAAGGATGCAAGTGGCTTTATATATAGATTCAAGGAATCTAAACCTAAAGAAGAGCATCCCGATATATTACTAAAAGATGTTTTGCGATGATAACAAAATACGATCCTAAAATATATCCCCTTAAACTGTATGTTGCAGTGGGGGATGATCAATGGGGAAAAATATATAGAAAATTCACCAAACTTAATCATGATCCGATAGATATATCCAAAGATGAAATTAAGGGCTGTAAAGGCATGACTATTTTTGTAAGGGAAAAAAGTACAAACCATTCAGGTGTACTTATTTGGTTATCCAACGATGGTATAGGGGTAAGCACTGTTGCTCATGAATCATCTCATTTTGTATGTAATGTATTTGATTATTGTGATATAGCAATGGGGTATAAAAATGGGCAGGATGAGCACTTTGCATACTTTATAGGTTGGTGTGTTGAATGCGTAATGGATAGCGTTGCGAAATATTTAAAAAACAATATTTATGAAAATTAATTTGTTTGTAAACGGAAATTTGGTGTGCGACCGAAGCGAAGCGAGGGAGCACAGGGGCAGTCTAGCTGCACAGGGGCAGTCTAGCTGCACAGGGGCAGTCTAGCTGCACAGGGGCAGTCGAAGTTATAACACTATGTGGTGAGGAACTTCCTAGTGATTATGACATTTCTGATGCTGTTATAATTGATGGCGATATTCATTGTCGTAGTATCAGTTATAATGGCATTGTTGTTTGTAAAGGCTCTTTTACTGTTATAGAGGAAGGGGGTGATTATGGGTCACTCTAACGGTAAAATCACTGCTCCTATTAATTTGGGTGGTGATGTATATCCTACTCTAGGTATCGGTCCTACTAGTGATGGTTATGATTTGGGATATGCGTGTGCAAATACGCATGGGAAAATAAATAAATGGAGTAAATATAAACCTGTGAGGCAACCATACTTAGATTATCGTTCTGATTATTGGAAAGCTAATGATGGTTTATGTGGTCTAAGTGTAGTGGGATACATGTCGCCAGGAACGCTTAATAGCGGATTTCTAAAAGACCTTTTTAATGGCGTAGACTGGGGATATAATGCTCCTACTGGTGGAGATTCAGCACCTTATCGGATATTGGATTTCAACGGATATAATCATAATGCTATAGTTCCTTTTGGAGATGACGTTCCATCAGATGTATATTTGGACACATCTAATAATCTAGAAATACAACTTGAACAGACAACAAATGCTGATGATAACATTTTGCTATCCTGTTTAAGCTATCAAGGAACTCCATTTTCTGAAATGTATGCAGGGGTAGGACTTTTACAAAATACTAGATACATTTTAGTAACATCTGAAAGTATGTTTACTGATTCAGTATCTATAAGGTTATTAAATATAGGTGGTTATGTAGGTAAATGGAAAGTATCTTTTTTCTTGTCATCTAATAAAATAGGAGTAGATGATGAATTAAAACAAGGAATATACATACCTATTCCAGTAACACCAAAAACAATGACTATTCATGCAGCTGGATCTCTATACGTAATAGAAGCATTCGGTACATGGAACTCTTCTAATAACCAAATTACATACAACTTCATTATAACAAATAATAGTGGGTCATCTGTTACTATACGTGGTATAGTTCTTGTGTTAATGAGGACAAGAACAGTTCCAGAAGCTGGAGAAAATGCTGGTTCATTACTTACAGGACTTACTGCACAGGTTCCGGCAAAAGGAACATATAGATCATCTATGTATTCCTTTAATATTAGTAGAGATTTTTCTTATGATTATTATATTGCAGCAAGAGCCACAGGGGTAAATACCACCTATAATATGGTTGAAGATTACGCTCCATAAATTTTATCAATCCCCAATAAAATAAGCCCGAAAGTTACACAAACTTTCGGGCTATTTTGTAACCTGAAAACAATATGAAACCGATACCTATGTATCCAAGATTGATTAGTATTTTTTGCCATTTAGACAATTCCTTTTCTACCTTTACTTCTACAATTTTCTCCACGGTTATTATCGAATCTTTCGTTATTACCGTTTCTTTTTCCAAGGATGGGGTGCTGTCTTGTAGAAAGTCTTTCTTGTTTTTCAAACTATGAAAAAGCCTACCATCCGACATTATTTTAGCGTCTGATATGGCTAATGATGTTTCCAAGTGTGAACTATCTTCAAATGTTGTATGTTGTATGTGTTCTGTTGGAAGAGTTATTATTTTTGATTGCCATACTACTCTTTCCGTTACTGTCGTGTTGTGGTCTACTATAGTTGTATTTGTCGAAGATGGAAGTAGCTTGCGTGAACAAGAACACGACAGTAACAAAAAAAATAGCAATATAGAAAACGGCTTATTCATCTACCAAGTTTGTTGCGATAAGCGAAATAAATTCCTCCTTCGGTATTTCCAATGCTTCGGGAGAGTTCCATTTCACTTTAATTGCACCGTCAGTACCAATAAGTTCAATGATTTTAGCGAATCCTTCAAAGGCGAAGTATCTAGGCTTCATATCACATTCCTCTTTCATTTTCTCTTGATATGCTTCGGAGTATGCCTTATTCAACTCTTCTGTTTCCTTGTTGAAATCTTCTTCTGTCTTTCTGATTTCATCCGCTTCTTTCTTTTCCTCTTTTGTCGCATCTTCCTTTCCGTCAATCTCTCTCATGTGATTGATTTTCTGTGCGCGCTCGTCATATCCTTCCTTCTTTATTTCTTTAAGAACCTGTTGCATATCATCATCAAATGCTTTTGCAGCCTTGTCGTAAGCGACACGCATAAGCATGATTTTTGCTTTCAGTTCTGATGGAAGTTCCTTCCCTTCTAGCGATAAGGGGATATTCAAGAGAGTTAATCTCTTTAAAAACATTTCTTGGTTCGTCATTTTTCTTGCCTTTTTTAGATTGAAACTGATGAGATGCCTTTCGTGTTAATGTATTTTTTTACATCGGTTACGAAAGAGTTGATGATGGTAATGATAGCAATTTGTGCTTCCAAATCGGGATGATCGTTGTAGTTGATTGCGATACCACCGTTCTGATTGAAATAGAATGTGGCGAGTTGGTTCTCTGATTCCAATGACTTCACCTCTCCGCCATCAAATGAATCAATGTTTTTTCCGTTTGATACGTTTACATTCGCATTCACCTTGTATTGTTTTTCCACATTAGCTTCATTGCTGAATGTTACGCTAGCTGAATTTACGCCAACGAGTGTTACTTTGTTTTCTTCTATAGCCATAGTTAAAAAATTATTTTATTGCAAAGATAACATAATCGTTTTTAAGTACCATTTTAAATATGTTAAAAAATACTAATGGATTTTTGTTTGTTGTAAATCATGCTCTTGTGCTTATTTTTGCTATTTTTGCAATAATTAAAAAATAATAACTATGGCTGATGTTGATTTAGGAGCATTAAAGTTTAAGATCGGTCTAGATGATTCCGGTCTTGACAAACAGATAAAGGATATACAGAAGAAGTTGCAGGACACTTTTAACCAGGAGATGTCCTTCAAGCCTATGTTGACCGATATAGGCAAAATGAATGACGAACTTAGCGAGGTTGTAGATAAGATAAACAAAGCGAATGAAAACGCGTCCAAGGTAGGGAAAGGGAAGTCGAACAAGAAAATGGATATACTTGTTCAGATGGAAGAGTTGTCAAATAAGATTGTCGAAGCGACAAGAGAGTATGACAAGCTGGAAAAGACTTACCGTAACCTAGGCAATGCAGGCGGAGATAAGGGAATGGCTACAAGAAAAGCCAATCTTGAAAGTCAGAAGAAAGCGATAGATGATCTTGTGGCTGAATTGAACAGACTGAAAACGGCATATTCCCTTACTGCTAACAGTGCGCCTAAATTATCCATTTTCGATGAGAGAGAACTTAACCTTCTACGCCAGCAATACGAGATGGAGATTGCACGGACAAAGGAGATGGATAGACAAGCATCAAAGCAGGAGCAGGCGAATAAAAAGATGCAGCAGACCAATCAGAAGTATCTACAATATCTTTCTGGTCAGTCTGGACTTGCCCTTGGTATGCCGGAGGGAAGTGCTGAGGACTTGAACAGGAAGATTGCTGCCATACAGAAACGCCTTGAACTATTGAATAAATTTAAGGTTGAAGTTCCTTTAAACAGCAATCAGATAACAAAGGCTGACGCTCTTATTCAGAAATTGCAAGGCAGATTGGAGAAGTTGCAATCATCTTTAAGAAAAACATCAACGAATGAATTGCTTAATATCAATCCTACGTCTATCAATCAGGCTAACAATCTTATTTCTGAATTAACGAACAGGCGTAATGCGCTTAATACGACTGACGCAAACTATAACCATACCCTTACTCTTCTCAACAGGAAGATACAGGAACATAACAAGTTTGTAAACGAAGCTACATCCTATGGAACAAAGATGCAGCAGACCAATCAGAAAAATGCCGCAAGTTCAAAGGAATTTACCGAGGAACTGACAAAGCAGAGCAGAATGATGCGTGAGTTTGTCAATACGATAAAGACTTATGCAGGATTCTACTTTTTCAGAGATATGTTTCAGGAACTTGTTGCCATTCGTGGAGAGTTTGAGCTGCAACAGGTGTCATTACGTGCCATTATACAAGATGCAAGACGGGCTGACCAGATATTCAGTCAGATTAAGGGCCTTGCTGTAATATCTCCTTTCCAGTTCAGTGATTTGGTTGGATATACCAAACAGCTTGCAGCATTCCAGATACCTGTCAATGAATTGTACGGTACAATGAAAAGCCTTGCGGACGTTTCCGCAGGTCTTGGCGTGGATATGGGGCGTATTATTCTAGCTTATGGACAGATAAGAAGTGCAGGTGTATTAAGAGGACAGGAATTAAGGCAGCTAACAGAAGCTGGTATTCCTGCATTGGACGCATTGAGAAAAAAACTGGAAGAAGTAAGAGGTGTGGCTCAAACTACTGATGATGTGTTCAACGCCATATCAACACGTCAGATTCCGTTCGAGTATATTCGGGAGATGTTTACCACAATGACGGAAGATGGTGGTATGTTCTACAAAATGCAGGAAATACAAGCCGCATCCTTGAAAGGTATGGTAAGCAACCTTGCCGATTCATACAAGATTATGATGAATGATATAGGTGAGGCGAATGATTCCGTTCTGAAAGGTATTGTCGGAAGCATAACCGATGCAATGAACAACTGGAGATACTTCTCTAAAGCAATAGAGGGAGTTACTGTCGGATATGTCGCATTGAAAGGATTGCAATTGGCTAGAACGGCCATGCTAGGGAAAGAAGTTGTTGCAACAACTAATGCAATTAAGGCTGAGAAATTACGGGAAGCCCAGTTGCTTAAACAGGCTGCAATGTACAGAACGCTCACTACTGCCGAGAGATGGAAGATAGCGACAGCATCAAAACTGTCTGCCGTAGAGATAGCTGCTGCCGTTAATTCGGGAAAGATGTCAGCAGAGATGGCAAAACGTATTCTTGCCACGAATATGCTGACACAGGCTGAACGGCATCTTCTTGTCACCGAACTTAAACTGACAGGTGCGGAAGCTGCAAGAATGTTATCTATGACAAAAACGACAATGTTGATGAACAGATTCAAACTGGCAACATTCGGATTGACAAATTCATTGAAAACATTGTGGCTTACGATAAAGGCTAATCCTCTTATGGCAATACTTACCGTTGCAGGACTTGTAGCGGAGGCGTTTCATATCATGTCTGCACGTTCGGAAGAGTTCAATCAGAAGATAAAGGATAGTGCAAAGTCTTTCCGTGAATCATACAGTGATTTGCAAAAAGACCTTGACAAGATAAACTTCGATAAACTCACCCCAGAAAACCTTGAACAGCTTGACACGAAACAGTTGCAGTCGTATGAGGAAACACTTACTGGAGTATTGTCTAAATATGGCAATATAGGACAATATATAGTACAAAACAGCAAGAAGATAGATGATCAGAAATCTCGTGTTGAATATCTGCAAAAGTCAGCATCGGAACTAGAGCAGGTTTATAAGCGCGCTGCCGAAAATGCGGATATAATGTTCAAGGCGGATAAGGCAACATCTACGGGTGTATTTGGAGATTCATTCTCTGATATGCTTAAAGATTACGAGGAATCGTCTGTAAAACTCACTTCGGCAAGTAAGGATATAGAAGAGTTTCGTGGTCAGATAGTACAGGCATCCAAGGAGATTATAAACATGGGTAAGGGTACTAAGGAATGGAGAAACGAACTTACCGAACTGATAAACAAAGGGGCTTCGGCAGCTACTATTGTAGAGAAGATACGTTCTTTAGCTGAAACGTCAGGAGATGCACGAACATTTGAAATATTCAAGAACAAAGCCCATTTTGACAGTGAGGAATTGTTGAAGGAGTATGAGAAATTGAGGATGGGCATCACGGATGAAGTAAAAAAACTTGAATCATCCTTTAATTTATTTGCAAAATATACTGAGAAAAAACTTAAAGATGTATTTGGCAATATAGATGTAAAAAACCTTACTGATGAGCAACAGAAACAATTAAAGATACATCTTGATGAATTTGCAGTAGCTAATGAATTAGGGGAAAATGCTAGAAAGAAATTAAACGAACTGGCAAAAGAAAGATGGCGTATTCAATTTGAACTTGATGATAGGGAAGCCCAAGCAGGATTGACAGGATGGAAGAAATCTCTTGACGAGATTACAGGAAAAGCGTGGACTATAACAATCAAAACGTCAGATATAAAGACTGTAGAAGATTTCTTTAATGCCGTAAAAAAGGAATATAAGGATTCAAAAAGTACGATAGAAAATTATAAGAGAACTATTGATAAATTTACCAAAGAGGGAAAGCTGAAAAAAGTAGGTGATAAATACCAAATGACAGGATTGGTAGATCCCGAAGAACTTGAAACATTAAGACAAATAATAAGCGAGTTTAACGCTGCCAACGAGGCGATGTCAAAGGCTACGGGAACAGCAAAAAAATTCAACCTTGAACTGGAAAAGCAGAAAAAGGAAGCACAAAAAAGAGATCCTCTTGCTGACCTTTGGAAAAACAGGTTGTCATTGCTTGAATCCGCCTATTCCAAGTTCAAGGATTTGAGCATTAACATAGGTAAGGAAGAAGCCAAAAAGCAGATCGAAGCCATATACGGTTCACAGGCGTTAAAACTTGGCGTAGACCTTGTATATGACAAACAGGCTATTGTTGACAATTACAACAAGGCTGCAAAGGAATTGGAAACACGTGTTCCACAGGATGCTGTTAAAAATGCAAGGAAAGCAGCCGAATTGTCCTCTGAAATTTATGTTGATGCAGCCAAGAAGGTGATGAAGAGGATTACGGATGAGTTTGACAGATACAGGAACAAGTATGACTTTTACAGTGACATACTTGGAATAACGGGTGATTCCGAACTTGCCTTAGACCTTGCCGTTCAGTTCAGTGGTGATACATCTACTATGGCTGAAAGTTTTGCAGCAGGGATATACAACAATCTGCAATCCGCATTGGCAGGAATGAATCTTGACCTTGGTGTTTCTGTCGTGCCCGACACATCTTCATTCACCTCAATGAACCAGTATATCAATCAGATACAGGAAGCCATTAAGGGGAATAAGAATATCGGAGAAGATCAGAAAGAGGTTATACAAAGAATGATTGACGCATGGAAAGGTTACTTCGGTGAGATGGCAAAGCAGTATGCGAATGACCTTGAAAAATATGGTGACTACTATACACAGGTTGATATTATCAGGGAGAATTACCGAAAAAGAATTGAAACGGCAAAGGGTATGGGCAACACTTCATTATCTTCCGCGTTGCAGAAAAGTGAAGAAATGGACTTGTTCAAGCTGACCACAGACTATCAGAACTTCTTCGGTGCTGTTGAAGCGATGTCTATGGAGGCTGCAAATACCGTAGCTGACAAGGTAAGGGAAATGCTCAACAGTGCGTTCAGGTCTGGTGCTATCAGCGCAAAGGAATACATGAAGGAACTTGAACGTGTGGACAAGCAGATAGAGAAGATGATGAAGAATAACCAGTCTGACTTGCAGACGTACATGAAAGATGGGATTGAAGGTCTGTATAATAAGCGTTATGATGCAGGAAAGTCAAAGATGATGGCAGGCATGAATGATATGCAACAGGCTATGGCTGACATAGAAAATGCTTCCAAAGCATACGAGGATGCAATGAAGAACGGTGATGAAGAAGCTGCCAATGCCGCTTTGAGTGCCAAGTCGGAAGCCGAATCAAGATACAAGAGCGGACAGGAAGCTGTCAAGACTGGTAAAGGAATGATGGCTGCGGCACAGAACGCTTTGCAGACGGTGAATCTTATCGACTTTATCATAACCAATATATACAATGCCATAAAAGCCATGCAACAGATAATAGCATCCGTGTCCAACCTTATGGATTCTATGGGTAAGGATACTGACAGCGGTTTCATGCGTGAGATGAACCAGTTTTCGGAAGCTATGGGCGTTATGAATGAGGGAGTGAAGAAATCATGGGATTCATTCAAAAGCGGTGATTTTGCAGGTGCGATAGGTTCGGCTATATCCATGCCGCTTGATGTTATCGCTACGTTTAACAGACAGCATGACAAAAGACTTCAAAAGCATATAGAGAATCTTGAATTTGAATCAAAGAAACTGACCAATATCTATAATATGCTTGAAAAGGAATTTGAGCACATTATAGACCCGGCAAAACTTGATGAGGTAACATCCAAACAGGTGTCAAATCTGAAAGAACAGTTGCAAATTCAAAAGGATATTCTAGCAGCCGAAGAAGATAAGAAAAAGTCAGATAGAGAAAAAGTGGAAGATTACAAACAGACAATAAAAGAATTGGAGTATGAGATAAGATATTATACAGAAACGCTTGCAAGTGAATTGTACAGCATTGACTTGAAAGATTGGGCTAGCCAGATAGGTGACGCTCTTGTCGAAGCATGGCTGAAAGGAGAGGACGCAGCCAAGGCATACAAGGATACCGTAGCGGACGTTATGAGAGATGTTGTTAAAAGCTGGGTTCAGCAGCAGTACATAGAAAAGGCAATGCAACAGGTACAGACTACATTATTTGGAGCGGACGGTAAAGGTGGTATGTTTGCGGACAACAAGATAGACAAGGATGAGCTTATAATACTAGGAAATGTCATGGGTTCATTGGAATCAGCCTTTGCGGAAGCCGGGGGTGTAGTCAATGAGATAAACAACGCCCTAGGCGGAATGCTTACCGAAACGGAAGAGAATGCGGAAGGTCTGTCCAATGCCATTGCAGGAGTTGACGAGAATACATTCAACCAGGCATTGGGTTATCTTAACGGGATGAGATACGAAATGGTTGTCCAAAGCGATCTTCTCCGTCAGTTGGTATCGTTAAATGGTGGTTCGGCAGGAACGGGCGGAATAAACATGACAGTCATACAACTGGCACAGCTTGAAGTTCTCAAGCAACAGCTTGCCGCAACTATGGCGATAAAAACAGCACTCCTAAGTGTCGTTTCCATTGCCCCAAGGTCGGGAGGAAATGCGATAAAGGTTATAATTGACTAAAACAAACGCCCTGCTAGCTTCACAGTTGGCAGGGCGTTCCAGTTTGATTATGAACAAAAAAAAATCCAATCACTTGAGGTGCTTAGCGGAATCGAACCGCTGTTGTCGGTTTTGCAGACCGTTGACTAAACCACTCATCCAAAGCACCGATTGTGATGCAAATATAGAAAAATATTTTTTAAAGTTAGATGGTTTCTAAGACTATTTTTGTTATTTTTGCACTAATAAACAATGTACACGAATGGCTATATCTAAATATTTTATAAAGAAAGGAAGCGATACGGCAAAGGATTTGTATGCCACATACAGGCTGTATATACTTGAAAGCAAGGGATTATGGGATTTGCCGACAAGAAAGGAAGCCTATGCCGAAAAATGGTATGACAAGAACGGTCAGAAGGTGTACGAACCTGTCACGCCTGTTTACCAGCCAACGGAAGGAAGCATAACATTTGCCGCTTTGGGAGATGTGGAAACGGTAAAGACTAATATCCGTTCGTTCTATTCATATATAACCAATGTGATACCTGCCACTCCCGGTACGCCATACGGTTCATCCTCTTTCTCTATATGGAATGATATATGGGGAGAATCGGCAAAGCAGGTGATAAGATGCACGGGTTTTGAAACAGGTGCAAAGTTGAGTTATCAGGACGTTCAGGACTTACAGAACCCAGACCGACTTGTGTCCGCCTATACATTTTCGTTAAATTTCAGTATTGACCAACCAACGCTTTAAAGACCAATGATTTTACAGATTAAAAGAGGAAATAGGGTTATTGCGGAGAGTGCTGATTTTTCATACAGCCCGTCTTTGCAGGAAGTGAGAAAATTGACTTGTGAAGTCGTTTCCGTTGTTCCGATAGAGTTCAAGGCATACAACTCAAAGAGCGAATCGGAATACGATACAGTCGTATATAACGGTAATACATTCATCCTGTACCAAGCCCCATCGGGAGATAATCTTAATGAAGCAGGAAAATACAAATACTCTCTTCTGTTTTACGGTAAGGAAGTATTGTTGCAGAATGTGGCATTCCTTGACATAGTAAGCGGAACAGGCGGTGAGATAAACAAGATAAGATACACACATGGCGGTCTGTTCCAGTTTTGGGGTGATGCAAAACAGCTTGCAGCACGTATAGAAGCGAATATACAGTCTTACAATGCGTCATTGGGTGCAGGATATACAGGCATTGGCACATGGACGCTTAATGTGGATGCAGAAGGCGAACTGACAGAGGATATGATTGACATAACCGATGGCACCAACCTGTTTGAAGCATTGAAGAACTTCTATGACAAGTTTTATCTCAATTATTACTTCTCAACGACAGCGAACGGTGGGATAATAACCATTACGGACAAGACAAGACCGTCCGTAAACTGGACATTCAAGCAGGGTGACGGTGGGGGTGCTGTAAAAGTTTCCTCTTCCGTAGATACAAGTACACCTGTCATAACCCGAATCATACCACAAGGTGGAAGCAGGAACGTTCCGCCTGAATACAAGAAGGACGCTAAGCCTGCCGATGAATCACGCTATTGCCCGTACATCCTTCTTCCGAATGATTCTGACGGGAACATAAGATATTTCATTGACAGTGAATATGGATTGAAAAACTATGGCGTGAGAGGAAAAACCATATCAAACACGTTCAGTGGGATATATCCTTCCATCAGAGGGAAAAAACTTGGAGATTTGTACCCGTCAGGACTTCCCGAATGGGATACATACAAGGCGGACGGAGAACCCGATCCTCAATCGGGTAAGGTGGCAGGTGAGGGTGCTAGCACATCTACACGGATAGACAAGATTATCGGTTCTACTCCGATAAAGAGTGATGATAGTGACAGTTTCTTCATTTATATGACCTCTCCCGGATTCAACCTAGGGTACAAGGTATATGAGGACGGTGATTCATCCGACAAGATAAATGACAACGTGCAGCCACAGTACAAGCCCCATGCTATGTTTGACAAGTACAGGGATTTTGAGAGTTTTGATATATATAGTACAAGGGCATATTATGACCAGCCTGTAAAGGTTACTGCCACATTCTCCGGAAAGATGCTTTTCAGTATATTACCTATAGGAAGTGATGCTGTAGGGAAAAAGGTGAAGATTAATCTACGTATGGTTACGAACCGTGTATTGGGTCAGGCTTCTCCTTTGAAAGAGGTTGTTATCGGAGAGGAAGGTGCTACTGGTATGCTTGAAATACCTTACGACAAGACCGCTCTTGTAGGATATATAGAAAAAGGTCAGAATACGACAGTCACCATACGTGTTGAGTTCACGTTTGATTCTGATGTTCCTGTCGGAAGCTGTAAGATCGGATTTAGTGAGGAAATGACCTGCAACATACATTTCGGTAATCGGGACGGTTCACAGGATAGGTTCTATTACAAATACGCTTCTGTGACGGATGCAGTGTTCAGTATGCGTACAGGAACTTATACGGGAACGGAATTTAAGATAAACAAAAACGGTATTATTCCTCTTTACGGTGAGGTGAACGGTGATACGGGGGAAACGGAAGAGGATGTTGCCATGTTTAATAAGGGGGCACGATATAAAATATCATGCTACAGAACGGATAGCGACAATGCCAAACTTCCGCTTTATACGGATGGTAAATCTCCTTCAATTGCAGCAGGAACGGAGTTTGTCATTCTGAATATTGTCATGCCCGAATCGTATGTGACAATGGCTGAGAACACGCTTGAAAAGGCGGCTCTTGACTACCTGTCAAGATATGACCATGAGAACCGAACCGTTTCACTTGACATATCTAGCGGATTTGTCGCAGAGCATCCTAATCTTTTCATTGACTTCATAGAAGGAAATATGCTAAAGGTAAGGGATGATGGAATAGGCGTGTTCGATTTCTCTGATAACGGTCAGATAGTGGATATGCAGTTGCAGATACAGTCTTTGGAAATTAAATATTCTAAGGAGAATATGTTTCCGTCATATTCATGCACCATTGCAAGAAGAAAGATACTGTCTTTCTATGAACGGCTGGCACAGGAGAATCAGACCGCTTCAACACAGAATACGACAAATGTAACATTAGGTGGAAGTGGTACGGGAAGCGGAACAAATATTTTCTCTGAACAGCTACTTAATGACCTTATTGCATCGTTTCAGAAGTTCAACGGATGGTTTGAATGGGATGAAGTAAACCAAGCGTTACGATGCAAGTCAGCGTTCTATACAAACCAATGGATATCAGCGTTGGGCGCACAGAGTGGTAGCGGAGAACCGGGAGGTGGAGAAGGCGGACTGATTAAGGCCGTGTACGGATTTGCCGATTTAGGTAAGACGTTTGACGATTCCAACCTTAGCAATACATTCAACGCATATACCATCAACGAGATATGGAAGCTAGCCAAGGAAGGCGGGATGAATACGGACAAATTGTGGCAGGAGTTGGGAAAGGATGATCCGACAAAGAAAATTCACATATCCCATATTCCTGACAATAAATTTGTAACGCTTGATACGGAACAGACAGTTACTGCAAGCAAGATATTTACTGGTCAGTTGTCTACGGCAAATGTAGTTCCTAGCGTGAACAACGCATCCACACTTGGTCTTGAATCGAAGAGATGGGAGAATATTTATGCTGTAGATGCCAACATAAGCGGAACGGTAAAAACACAGGCGTTGCAGGTTGGCGATATAAAGATTATATATGATTCCGTAAACAAGGCAGTAACATTTGAGCATATAGATGGAAGTACGGAAATAGGCTTCTATACCAGAGGATGGATTTCCGCTTTAGGCGTATCGCCTGGAGGAAGCGGAGGAAGCGGTGGTGACGGACTTGTGAAAAACGTATATGGTTTTTCCAATCTCGGCACAACCTTCTCCGATTCAGACCTTGACAATACGTTTAATGCGTACACGATAAACGAGATTTGGAAAATGGCGAAGGAAGGTGGTGGTATAAAGAACATCACCCAGTCGGGGAGTGGAAATGCCGTAACAGACATGGCACTTAGTTCTGACGGAAAAACCATTACTGCCGTATTCGGGGAAACATTCGCTAGACAACAGGACTTGGGTACGCTGAATAATACCGTAACACAGTTAAGCAATAAGCTGAACAACTTCCTAGAGGGAAGCGATGCCGATAACATCATCAACAAATGGAAAGAACTTGAAGCGTTTCTTGACGGTCTTACGGAAAGCGACAACCTAGCCGAACTTCTTGCACTGAAAGCGGACAAAACCATAACGATAAGTGCAGGAACTGGTCTTACGGGAGGTGGAAACCTGTCCGCAAACCGCACATTGTCACTAGCTACCACGGGGGTGAAGGCTGGTACATATACGAAAGTTACTGTAGACACCTACGGGCGTGTTACAGTTGGTGATAATCCTACCACTTTGGCAGGGTACGGAATTACTAATGCCGTTACCTTGACTACTGCTCAGACTATTTCGGGAAGAAAAACGTTTAGTCAGAATATAGTATTCAATAATAACGGTGGTATAACATATCCCGATGGAAATGTAGCATTAAGAAATTCAAACGGTCATACAATACTAGCTAGCTTCGGAGATGGAAGTATAAATCTAAGACCTAATGGGCACAATAATACGGAAGGTGCTGTTTGGATTGATAAGGCAGGAAATGTTCAAGCACCATCAGTGTCAACAAATACCATTACGATAGGAGATGCTCAACTTGTTTACGATTCGGCAAACAAGGCTCTGAGAGTGAAGCATAGAACAGACGGAAATACGGTAGGATTCTACTCGGACGGTTGGATTACGGCTCTTGGAGTGCAGACAGGTGGTGCTGGTGGAGGAAGTGGTGTCATAAAGACCGTGTACAGCTTCGCAAACCTTACTGACGGCACAACCTTCTCCGATTCAGACCTTGACAATACGTTTAATGCGTACACGATAAAGAAACTGTACGACATGGTTGGGCAGGGAGGACTTGACGCTGATGCTATGTGGGCTGAATTGAAAAAGGCTGATTCAAGTAAAATCATAGACGCAAGTCATATCCCTACTTCCGTATTGGACGGTAGATGGGTGAAAAAGGCTGGCGATACTATGACTGGAACACTTACTTCCGCATCTTCTTCCGGCTCAATCGTATTCAAGGGAGTGGAAAATTGTGATATTACCAATATCTACAAGGATAACGGAGTTATCAGGAACGATGATGGTGGGTTAACTTCTATAAGAAACGGGTTAAGGTTCAACTGGTATGACACATATTGGTATATAGGAAACCTTAGAGGAAGTAGTACGGATAGTGCAGGATTTGGTGTCGTAGACCATAACAACAAACTAGTTTTACGTGTCACTCCAAATGATGTGAGAGCACCTAGGTTTATGTCAACTGTTGCCACAGGGTTATCACCGTTGATAGTTTCAAGCAATACGCTTGTTAATAATTTAAATAGCAATTATCTTGAAGGGTATAACAAGTTTGGGTTTATACACAGTAACTATTCGGCTTCTACTAACGGAGCTGCGTATGTCAGTGGAGATACACATATTATGCTTATAGCCGAAATAGGCATAGACACTACGTATAGCACGTATGTTATATTACTGTCAAATGAGTTTTGGGGACATCAACACTATTCAGCATTACAGTTACATATAGCTTGTACAAACAATGATAATAATGGTAACAAAACCCCAAGATGCTCTGTTAATGTAATGAGTATGGTAGGTTCTCATGCGAGAAGCGTTTACTACAAAGTAGAAAATAATAAGGCGTATATTTTTATAAAAGTTGGAGGTGGAAATCAGTATGGAAGATGGGCTTCTACTATACTACAAAACTATGATAGCATAACAACTAACAATGCCAATACAACGGGTAATATTACTTTGAGATTTGCCTTTAACCAAGCTAACTCCGGGTTAAGTGATGCAAGTTATGTTAACTATATAAGCTCCACAGGATTAGCCACTTCCCGTACCCTTTGGGGGCAGTCATTTGATGGTACGGCTAACGTAAGCGGAAATATGACGGGCGTAGGTAGCATTAACATGAGCGGTGTACTGACAATAAAGAATTCAACCTACAACAAACAGCTTATAATATGGTCAGCAGGTTCTACTGCAAAGAATCAAGGAGAAGGTATTTTGTTCAGATGTGATGATGCAACCCAAGGAGTAGTATTACGCCATGAATGGTATGATACATTTGTTCCCGGATATGGACTTGCTGTCAGCAAGCATGATTCATTGGAAGCAGGGGATGCAAATATGTTCTTTTACAATACAGGACAGTTCATAGCAAAAGCACCACAAGGAACATCACCCTATCAATGCGTGTCTACTACTTTAAATGTCAATCTTAATGCAGACCTTCTTGACGGGTTTCACGCTGAAAGGTTCTTGTTAAGTGTAGGTAGGAGTTATGGTACTTTTGACTTAAATACTTATTCTGAAAGAGCAATTAAGGAAATAAGAACAAAAGAACAAACTACAAATAACGCCCCTTTTGCTGGATATGGATTATTAGCTAACTTATGGGATTCCAATAAATTTGCTGCATTACAGATAGGAGGAACTAGTACAGACTTGTTTTTTAGAGGAAAACATGATGGTACTAATAAGATAACGTCTGCATGGCATAGATTATTACATACTGAAAACTATGCGTCTATTGCTGACGGACGCTACGTAAAGAAAGCAGGTGACACCATGACGGGGGATTTGGCGATGGGTGCCAACAAAGGATTTTATTTTCCTCATGGAACAAGAGTAGTTAAAACTTCGGGTAATTGGATTCATGATGGTGGTGATACAGCTTCTTCAACCGATGCGAACTTACGTTTTGCATCATGGTGTGGAATCGGTTGGTATCCTACAATAGATTCTACCAGCGGTGTAAGACAAGGAAACAATGCCATGTGGCTGAATGTAAGAACAGGGGTATTAGATGTACACAGCAACATTACTTCCCATAATGGTTATCTAGCTGCAAACTGGGATTCGGCTAGACGGTTGGTATTGGGCGGTGGAAGTTCCTATGCTTATATTGATTCAAGAAATTCAAGCAATAATGTATTATGCAATATCGTACTGAAAGATAACAAGGTTTTTATAGGTAATCATGCTGAATCGAGCAGGTTCGTGTCCACCGTAGGCACAGGCACGCAACCTTACCAATGTTCTTCTACTACATTGAATACCAACTTGAACGCGGATATGCTAGACAATTGGCATCTTAATTTCTTACCTAGAAATTACAATATAGATAGATGTTATGCAGTAAGATTTGCTCTAGGTGGTAAAGATAATGGTTGGAAAAAGATATTCGCTTGTTCTGAATCGGGAGCCGGACCATATAAGTCAGTAACGGTTTGGGGAAGGATATGGTATGCCTATGGAAATCATGCACAGTCAGAAGTATGGAATTATCACTTCTGTGCCATATTTTATATGAGAAGTGGCCCTAGTTCTTCTGATAGCAGTGTGGGAAATGTTGAAAATTCAGCACGCCTTTTTCTCCCCACATTTGCAAAAGGAATGGATAACATTCGCCTTGTACGTGTAGGAACAAACAATTTTGAATTGCAGGTGCGTCAGATTGGTTCATGGCACAATGCAAACATTGAATACCAATATAACTCTTATGGGTGTAACGTTTCCGCATGGGAAAATCTGCAATCCACCTCCAACACGTCTGTGGCTGTATCGGCAGGAGGTGCTTCTACATTGGCTGACAGTAGGGCTTCTAGTGCGGATGTGCTTACTACTTCGAGAACTTTGTGGGGCAGACCGTTCAATGGTTCAGCGAACATTGACGGGAATATAGACAATGCGGCAGTAATAACTTCCAAAGGTGGTATTTGGCTAGATTTAAAAGGTTCCTCAGGAGTTGCATTTTACGCAGGAGGTTCTCTTTGTGCAGTAATGAATACTACGGGAGTTGGAATAGGAACTAGATCACCGTCACAAAAATTGCACGTAGCAGGAAATATCATAGCCACTGGAGCAATTACAGCCAAAGCGTCCTCTTCGGATATAAGACTGAAAACCGATATTCAGGGTTATGATGCTATGGGTATTATCCGAAAATTCCGGAGTGTGAAATATCATTGGAACGCTATTGCCAAGGAAAATTCCGAAGTATTCAACCATGATAACTGGAATTACGGTCTTATCGCACAGGATTTGCTTTCCGGCGGTTACACCCAGTGGGTGAAAGACGCTTTCAATGACTACTATACCATAGATTATGAAAGACTTATCCCCGTTGTGTGGAAAGGTTTGCAGGAGGTTGATGATGAGGTTACAAGATTAAAGAAAAGAGTGAAAGAATTGGAAAAGAGATTAGGAATTAACAATTAATAAATAAAAAAAATATTATGGGTCATTCTAATGGAAAGATTACAGCCCCGATAAACCTTGCTGGTGACGTTTACGCCACCCTTGGCATAGGCAGTGTGAATGGGGCTTACGATTTAGGATATGCTTGTGCAAACACCCACGGGAAAATAAACCCGTGGGCACGGTACAAGCCTGTACGTTACGAAAGCCTTGCACCGGGTGCGAATGAAAAATGGTGGCAAGGATGGGATGGTAACTGTGGTATAATGCCTAAAAGAATTTCAAGTTATATGGATTCCGTTAATTGGGCAAATGGAAGTATGAACGGATGGGAATACACCCCACCGACAGGTGGTAAGTTTCCATTTCGCCTTACCGACTTTAACGGGTACAATCATCGTGCCAGTGCACCAATTGGCAATTTTCTTGTTCCCACTCAGGCTACAAACCAATTCACAAGTAGCTCTTTCACTGCTTCATGTACCATTATGATGCCCTCAGAAGGTTCCCAATTGCTGGATGAGCTTAACATAGGGGATATTTCAACCGTAAAGGATTGCTATTTCGGAATATATGCGAAACAACGTAGTGGAAATCAGGGTAGAAGAGTTACGGCAAAAAATAAAATAGGAAGTGGGTATGCTATGGCGGAAATGATAACTTATGGCATGCCTACGGGAACTTGGGATGTTTACCCTTTTCTCTGTACGGCAATTCTTGAGCAGGACGCTTCTGATGTAGCCAATGACTGCTATTCAATACCTTTGTTATCAAGTAAGTCAATAGAGATTATTTCTTCTTATGTAAGCATTACCGTGCTTGCCGGACTACTTCCATCAATAGCTGGAAATACTACGGTTACTATAAGAGTAAGAAACAGTTCGTCAGGTACAATCACTTTCAGGAACAATGCTTGGCGGACACGTTTTACAAATAAGGATTTCAAAGACCCATTGGTAATGGGAGAACAATATGGCAGTATATCCGATTTTGATGTTCCTGCTGGCACTACCAAGGAAATGGAGATAACAGTATCGGTTTCGTCACAATTGGTTCAGGCTAAGAACGCCAAATTGTGGGTAAGTCTTAATAGTGCAAGTTACATAGGCAGCTCCATATTCATGGTGGCTCCCGACCAATAAAATAATAAGTTATGAAAAAAGTGGATGTATTAATCAAAGGTAATCTCTGCTGCTCGGCAGCAGGGGGGGCTGATTGCTTGCCGGCAAATTCCCTCTGACTATGATGTAAGCGGGGCTGTCACTATTGAAGGTGACACCCGTTTTACTTCTATTGATGTAAAGGACAAGACTGTCCTAGTTCTGGGTCATATAACCGCTTTGGAGAAAGGAGGTAACAATGGTTCATTCTAACGGAGTGATTACTGCACCTGTCGGTATAGATGCTGATATATCTCCCGTACTGGGAGTAGGTAGTTATGACTTGGGTTATCTTTGTTCCAACGCCCACGGCAAGATTAACAAATGGAGCTATATAAAACCTAAGGAAGCCAATACTCCAAACTTTAAAGGATATTTCTGCGACTATAACGGGAATGTTCTCTGCATGATTCCCAGTTCCTCTGACGGACTTGTAAAAAAGCCCATAGTTGTTACACAGAGTTTGTACATCTATATTGGAGAAACTACCGCCAATGCTTCGGGATTTGCCGTTACAGGTTCCCTTGTGGGTGGTGACGGAGGTACTTCTGCACAATGCCGGCGTAGCGTTACCAATAATACTTCCAATAATTATGTGGCTTCTACTGGTAGGCCTTATGCACGATATAGGTGGAGGGCTAAAGACGGTTCCTATACAGGCTCATGGTTAGGAAATATATCCATGCCATCATGTGCCAACATACCAAAATCTTTCACCCGTATGGACACAGTGGATGCAGGAAGTGCAAGGGTATGGGTAAGCCTTAACAGTGCTGCATATAAAGATAGTACATTGCTTCTTTCTATGGGTCCTAGTTTATAACCACAATCCTCCCCCTTACCGTTTATCAGTAAGGGGGAGTTAATATCGGTTAATTTCCCACAATTATATTGAATGATTCAACCATTTCATGCAACACCCCATCTATTATTATTCCGTTCAATCTCCTTTCGTTCCAAAATAAATAGCACCAAGTATGACAAACGAGCATCCGCAAAGGAATGCAAATATATGACTAACTATCGGGTTCATTTTATTCCTTTCAAAATATGACTAATTACATCTACCGTCCATCCGTTCCCTAACAGCCCCATGCCTATATGTGGTTGTACCGACTTGGTGTATCCTTCGGGTACGGTCTGTAATCTTTCCGCTTCCGTAATATTGGGCTTCTGAAACCTTTTTCTGGATTACAGTCGGGTGAGTTGAATATCAACGGTGTAAGTGATTTTTTATATCTTCTTAACAACGATTCGGGGTTCTTGGCAAACCTGTTCCATGATTCAAGCATACACCATGACTTGTCTTTCTCCACATACCCGTCCGTGATTATGTCCTTGAACAATATTCCCTTGTCCTTCCATGCAGGTATTTCCCAGTTGCACCAGTAGTATCTTGCTCTCATTTGCGCGGAGAAATCGGAACTGTTGATATACACATAGTCTACTCCAAGATGTGACGAAATCAAATCAGCCCAATCGGATTTCATCTTCACATTTTCAAGCAGGAATTTTATGTTAGGATTAAACTGTCTGATATGGTTCAGTATGTTGACGTATTCAAAGAACAGACCCGAACGCTCGCCATCGAAGTTCAGTTTCTCTTTCCCTAACTGTGAGAAATCCTGGCATGGTGTTCCGCCAATCAATAAATCAATATCTTTCCACTGTATATCCCATTCTTTCCAATTTTTTATATCACCCAATTCAATTATATCGGGGTAATTATCCAGTGCAACCTTGATAGACGGTTCGTTTATTTCGCTTGCGTAATACTTGTCTACCTTTATGCCTGCTCTTTCCAGTGCGATACGTCCGCAAGATATCCCGTCACATAAACTTAGTACATTCATTGTTTTTTCAAATATTTAAATATATGTTTTATCGTTTCTATATTCCACCCGTTACCTAACATCTTGTAACGCTGAGTATCGGATATTCCATCCCATATATACCATTCGGGAACGGTTTGAAGCCGTGCACACTCGGTTGGGGTAAGCCTACGAATACGAAAATTACCGTTATCAACCAATACCAAGTTGTCCTTTTGTACGGTTGTAAGGCAATTGGTTTTTCCATCTTCCCTGGGTTCAAGCTGTTGGATGTTCTTTCTATGCTCTTTTACAATCCCGGCTTCATATTCCTTTCTTATCTTTTTTCCATATTCGGTTCTTTTTGGAGTAAGGCAGGCTGATTCACGCCCTCGCATCGCAACACATGTCGGATCATTATCCACCTGTATGTAATTGTCATTGTCACCCATCTTGAACAATCTTGTATTTATTGTGCGCGCCTTTTGCTCATACGGAAACTTGATAGGGCTAAACTGGACAGGACTGAATTTTTCCGTCTTTACCCTGCCCTTCAAGCATTCAATCATCTTGTCAGACAAGAAATATTTTTCATCAACCTCTTCTTCAAGAATGTCCCTTAACAATATACCCCTATCTTCCGGCTGTGGAATATCGTCATGGATATCCGTCCAGTATATGCGCCTTCTGTTTTGTGCCGATACAAGTGCGGAGTTGATATGTATTCCTTTCCTCCCCATTGTTTCATTGAACACAGATTCCCATTTCTTTCCCATTTCCACATTTTCAAGGAAGAATTTGGGATTGTCACCACGTTCAATAAGTTCGTGGTATATACGCATGTATTCCCAGAACAGATAGGATTGCCCTTCAAATTCAAAACCGTTCTCCTTCAATTCAAGATACGTTTGTAAGTCTAAAACCTCCATGCCTTCTTTCGTTGAAAGCCCTTTTCTCTTGCCGGACATAGACAGGTTCGTACATGGCGATCCTCCGATTATCAAGTCTATCTTATCCAGTCTGCTTACTTCAAGTTCTCTTACATCACCAAGCTGTATGGTGTCAGGAAAGTTCTGCATGGTTGCCTTTATGGCAAACTTGTCCACTTCGGACGCATAGTATTTTTCTACAGGAATGCCAAGTTCGGAAAGTGTTATCCGTCCGCACGACATCCCATCGAAAAGGCTTAATACATTCATCGCTATATTTTTTTTTAATTTTCAGCAAATATACGACATAAAACCGTATGCAACCAATACGTTTAACTTTTTTTTAATTATCTTTGCGATAATAGATAAAATTCATAATATGCAGTTTTCCATAGTACCAAAAATAGATGCCGAGATTATGTTTTCGGAAGATGACCTGTCCGTTTTCAGACAATCGACAGACGGTCTGTATTATATGATCCATACCAATAAGGTTATGGAAGTGATGCCTATGACGTTACCTGAGGACGGAACGGAACGCCCTTTCCCTTACGATACATACGACACGGGCACAAGAGAGTTTGAGAAGCTGCTTTTATCTGAGGAATGGGCTAAAATGGGAGAAATATGAGAAAGATAGGGCTTTTTAATATAGGCAGACTTGGCCTTGTAAAATCGGCAGGTACAGGAAAGACCGATATAAACAAGGTGATAGAAGAATGGGTGAAAGAACACATGGTGTTTTGGTATGATATGTCAAAGCCTGTGGATGTTTATGTTCCCGGCATTACTTATGCAAATCCTTTTGTGAACCTAGGAGGAAAGATAACTTATGATAAGACTATAAATAAGTGTATAATAACCCATACACCTACAAATAACAATAATATTGCATTTTGGCAAATAATTGTAAAACCGTTACAATATGTAGAATCTTATAAAATACGTGTAACAGGATTGCCAACAGGTTTCACTATTAAAGGAAGGTTTGGATATGATGATATTCAGATAACGTCTGATGGAGAATATGACATACCTGAATACAGGAACAGTAGCACAACAAACACATCTTATCCCGAATTTTATTTGGCAGGTGATAATGTGAATGATGTGGATTGTAATATTGTGGTAGAAGAAATACCTACAAAACAATCCGTTCCCACAAACGAGATACTAAAAGCCAATCCATACCTGCAAGACCACAGCGGAAACAACAGGCCTCTGAAACTTAACAATTTCCTGTTCGCTGCAATGAGCGGAGTGGGAGGGTATGATATTGCTAGCACTAATATTCTATCCGATAGAGCAAATGTTACTGTTACGGATAACAGAATTATTCATATTACTAAAAAACTATCCACTACGGATAACATGGTAAACATAGTTCCGGCAAACTCTAACCCAACGCATAAGTTTAAGGTTACAGGTCTTTCTGATGGCAGACAAGTTAGTTTGGTAAACAGAAATGGCGGATTTTATACTTTTGACAACGGGGAACATGAAGTCACATTGACTTATCCCGAAGGAACCACTTCATTATACAATGCCATAGGAGTTACAGGAAGTGCAGGAGATATGGATGTAACAATAGAGTTTATACCTAGATATCCCAACGCCCTAGTAACTGATGGAGTGGATGATTACGGTGTTGTAGAGAACTTTAAATCACTGCAAAATTATATGATGTTCTTCCAATGTGCCATCATAAGACCTGCCACTTCAAAAGGTATGTTCTCGACAACTCCGATAGAGGGTAATATTAAAGGATGGATGTTATTGCAAGGAAACAGTGCAAAGGAGGTAAGGTTCGGTAACAACGTTTATAAAAACTTTAATGTTACGTCTAGTATAGGGGATAAAATCAGTTATGTCCTCTCGGCAAACAATGAATTAATGACTTGCTATGTAGGTGAAGAGAAGGCAACTTTAGCAGGAACTTACAAGCAAACTGGTGCAAATATGTCATTATTCTTGTCGGATAACAACAATAAGACTAGGTTTGGCTCTATGGCTTTTTATAAATCCATTTTGTTTAATGCAGTTCCCACCAAAGAAACCGACGGATTCACCGAGCAGGATTTGATTGACTACTATATACCGAAGGCTATCGTAACGATAACGGTGGTGGACGTATCAGGCTCACCCATACAGGACGCAACGGTTACGGTGGGAGGTGTGCAGTACAAAACGTTGTCTGACGGTACAGTAAAAGTACGGGGTATAGCAAATAGCACGATGTCGCTGTCTGTAAAGAAAGACGGGTATATGCCGTTTTCTGACAATTCATGGAAGTTTGCTGATTCAAGGATAACGCTAGAGGTGCTTAGGAATACCGTAATCACTGAAAATGGATACAGCATATTGCTTGAAAACAATGGTTTAATACTAACAGAATGAAAATAATGGAAGATAATCTTAAAATTTCACAGATGCCTCCCGTTGATATCGCTACGGGAGAAGAGATGATACCATGTGTGACGGGAAGCCCTAAAGAGAACAAATCCGTCACGGTGTCCAAGATAAGACAGGGCATGGTAAAGGACGAAAACTATGTGCATACCGACAATAACTTTACTACCCAGTTGAAAGATAAACTTGACGGGATAGAGAAAGGCGCACAGAAGAATACCGTCATAGGTGTGAAAGGTAATGCCGAACAGTATCACAGGACGGGCAATGTCAATATAACGAAAGACAATATAGGTCTGTCAAATGTGGACAATACGTCCGATGCCGAAAAGCCCGTATCCACCGCACAGAAAACAGCCCTAGACAAGAAGGTGGACAAGGTGGACGGCAAGGCGTTATCCACAAACGACTTTACCAATGACTACAAAACCCTTCTCGAACAGATAAAGATGCAGCAGGGTAATATGTATGGAGTGGAGATGAGAAGAGGACAGACAGACCCTGTATTTCAGACATGGATAGGAAAGGAAGAGTTCAAACAATCCCATCCTATCCTCAACTCGTTCCGTGTGGCAAAGGTAAAGGACGGTAAGGTAGTAGGATTCCTTGACCAGACCAATTTCTTCAAAATGGCTGACGGTAGCCCGTCAAATATTGTTATTGACGGAACTGATGTAACAGATGACGGAAGTGACATCATGCTTGTAAACACCAAGCCTTTCTGGATAATCAACGGAGGAACGGATGATACATACGAAAGAAGGCTCGTCAGTGACGCTCCGTTTACATACGGTGGCGATACGGCCATAGAGATAAAACCGTTCGGAATGAGTATCGGTTACTCCACGATAAAGGATGGGAAGCAGAGATCTATTTTTGACAACACGGTAAAAGGAACAACATCAGCAGGAAATCTAGGCGTGAATATAATGCAAGGAAACGGATGGCCTACGACAGGTGTATCACGTTTTGATTACGAGAAATACGCTAGGGCAAAGAACCATGACATCACGAAGAACTATCCTTACGCCAATGCGTTCGCCCTTGACCTTGAAGTATGGTGCACGCTTCTGTTCATTAAGTTCAGAACAAAAGACCTGCACGCACAGTCTGTTTGCGGAAAAGGAATATCATCCAACGATTCAGCCCCCAATGCGTCAAGCTGGGGAAAAATGACAGGCGTCAGATTCAAGAAGGCGGACGGTCAGACCTATGTGTATTACAAGATGAACGGACAAGGATTTAAAGCGTCCGAAACAGGAGCGACTTACAATTTCTCCCAACTCATAAACAACTACCGTCCTTGCATGAAGATGTTTGAAGCACAGCTTGCCATGTCATACGCAAAGGAACACAATGTCTCTCCCGACACCGAGTTTGAATATGAAAGCACAAAATACAAATACTACAACTTCCAAGGTCATAACGGATTGGCTGACGGGGAGATGTCGGGTATCGTAGCCAAGTTTGTCAATGCAACTGTAACCAGCGGATGGAGTATTCCTGACAATGCGGCAGTGACAGACCGTGAAATAGAGATATGCTTCACACAGCCTATCATTCGCGGACGTATTGCCGGGTGGGGAGATATATGGATGTGGTACAGTGGGATAGATTGTGTCATGCACGATTCCACATCCATAGACATCTATCAGACCTATGACGTGAACAATCTGACTACGGACAATGTGGCCACAGAAAAGAATCCCGGGGAATCTTACGGTTTTGAGAATACGTATGATTTTGTCGGTTCTATGGCTAGAGGTGAAGGATACATAACGAAGAACTTTAAGAACTCTCTTATTGGAGAGGTCAAGGGAAGCGATCTTCACACGGGGGAATGCCATTACAACTGGTTTACGGGAAATGCAGGTGCGGGTAAGATTGGAAGGCGTGGTGTTTTCTTTGGTGGTTGGTCGCTCAGCGGCAATTGTTCTCTGCGGAATGGTTTTTTGGACCCTGCTCCTTCGGGCGCGGTCACGTACATCGGTGGCGGCTTTCGTTGTACAATAACCCAATCCTAATTTTTCACGAAGTGAAAAATCCCCCTCCCAAAACTTGCAAAATATATTAATTATGTTTAAGTTTGCATAATAAAAATCTAACCAAATGCGTCAGCAAAGTTAAATAAGTCTGTCAAAGGCGGTTAGTTGAAAAAAAGGCGGTCTGTAGAATGGTGGTGTTTACTTTGGTGGTAAGTCGAACAACGACAATTGTTCTCTGCGGAATGGTAATTTGAACCATGATCCTTCGAACGCGAACACGAACATCGGTGGCAGCTAACGTGCTAAAAAAATTACTGCTATACAGAAGCCTCGTCAGGAAGATGAAAAATGTCAAGACAACCCATTGTTTGAGGATGGGAACTTATTAGTACATTTACAGTTGTAGGTATATGGAAAGTTAGTTATCTTTGGCTCAACGGACAAAGAAAAGCACGTAAGATGAAAAGATTGAATAATATTTTTGAAACGATAGGCAGTATGGATAATATTATCTCTGCTGCTGAAAAGGCAAAGAAAGGAAAGAGGAATCATAGGGGTGTGAGGGATTATGAGAAACATAAGGATGAATATCATCAGAATGTTTATCAGATGCTCAAAGACAAATCATACCATGTAAGCAAGTATGATGTGATAGAGAAAGTGACTGACGCAGGAAAGGTAAGGGAGATACATAAACTCCCGTTTTATCCGGACAGGATTATCCAGCACAGCCTTTTGATACCCATGATGGACAGATGGACAAAAAGCCTTACACTTGATTCATATAACTGTCTGCCCAAAAGGGGTATTACAAGTAAGGTTAAAAAGCACTCCCTTGTGAGAAAGATGAAACGGACATTGCTTGAAATGGACAAAAACGGAAAAATATACGTTTTGAAAATGGATATTAAGAAGTTTTATCCGTCCGTAAGACACAGCGTTTACAAGAAGGCATATAGCAAAGATTTGAAAGACAGGGATGCGTTATGGCTTATGAATACGCTTAATTACAGCAACAAAGGTCTAGCTATTGGAAATCCTGACGCCCAGATAGGAAGCCATTTGGTATTAAGGTCTTTGGATCATGTTATAAAGGAGCAGTTCAAAGTAAAGCATTATTTCAGATTTGCCGATGATATGGTGATATTATCCCACGACAAGAAACAGTTGCATGAATGGCTGTGGAGGATAAGAAATTACCTGTGGTATGAAAAGAAGCTAGAGATGAAGAAAAATTACAGGATATTCCCTGTTTCGGAAGGGATAGATTTCGGTGGATTCGTTTTTACTCCCGGTCATACCAAAATAAGAAAGAGAATAAAGAAAAACTTTGCGTCAAAACGCAATAACCCTAAATCCATTACGAGTTATATGGGTATGTTGATGCACTGTGATTCTAGGAACTTGATTAATAAAGTTTTAGTTAATAATAATAGCCACATGACAAAGATTAGTGACTTAAATATAAGGGTATCAAGAAAGTTTGACGGAAAAGATGTGAAGATAGACAAACTTGTCGATGAACATATAGACATTCTTGATTTCGATGTAAGACCATCCACAAAGAAGGACAATAGCACATGGGTAAGGATGCAGATAATGTTCAAAGGAGAAAAATGCTTTATGAAAGGCGGATACGAAGCATTAGGAACATTCCTTTCCCAAGTAGACAAAAGTCTTTTACCATTGGAAGATGTTGTCATAAAATTCAATAGGGGTTATTATTTTGATGGAACATTAGATGTTTAAAATATAAAAGAGCATGGAAAGAGGTTTGATTTTTGACGAGAAGCCTGCCTTTATCTTTGATTTAGGCACTGGATATAGCAATGTTCATTTAAACATTGAACAAGTTGACGAACCCGAAACGGACGATATGGGAAATATTGTACAGGAAAAGTTCGTCAAAAAGTGGAAAGCCGATGTACAGCGTGTAAAGAACCCTGTATCATACGACAAAACGGTAGATGCCGCCATAAAGGATGAATTTCCCAACGGAGAGGAAGAAGCGGCTCTCAGAAAAGGTATTTTAAACAAACTTGACCCGGATTATGTAAAGCTGAACGAGTTTGCAGAAAGTGTTAAACAATCTTACTTGAAAGGATATGGAAAACAATGATAAACAACAGATAGGTGGGTATTTCTCCACCAAAAACGCTTCAAAGGATGAAGCGTTAAAAGGTATCGTAGCTGCAAGAATATCAGCATCGGAAGATGTAACCGACAAGGAATACACAGCATTGTCAAACCTTATAAGAGTAGCAACATCGGATGGATGCCGTATCTCATTGGTACAGGAAACGAAAAGCAGATCAAGCAGAATAGCACCAACAGGAATGCTTCTCCCGGCAGGAACGGTGGAATATTTTTCAGTCACACCAGGAAGCAAGGTAAGTGTTACGGGAACAGCAAACATATCATCTATTGAGTAGGACATGGGAATGAATTACAACACGATATTAGCCTCTTTACTTGACGGAATATCTCTAGCATTGAAAAGCGGAAACTCGAATGTTGATGCGGAACAGTTCAATTTCCTTACTGACGCAATAAACAAATCCACTATCATACCGTCTTATTTTGATAGAGAAAATGCCATTAAGTATCTTGATGTGAGCGACACAGAGTTTGCAAGGCTTACATATAAAGGCACTAAATTTCATCCCGTACAACCGTTATTATCTCCTGTGAGAGTACAAGGAATGACAAAGCCCGTTTATTTGAAAGAAACATTGGATGCTCTTAAAAACAACGGGCTTATACGTCCAAAGAAGTCAAGGGGTAAATACAAGACTAAAAACTAGACAACCTCATACGCATACATTGTAACACAATCATCTTTATTCTCCATATTAACCGCTTGGAAAATGTTTTCTTCATTATCCAAAGCGGTTATTTTATATGTTCCGTTCATCATATCAACAGTGTCACCTAATTTTATATAAGCGTACTTGTTTCCACTAGGTATTAAATACGTAATCTTTATTGGATTATTATTCCATTTTTTTAATTCTTTCATACAAATTCCTCTATTTTTTTAATCGTTGTACAAATATAAAGATATAAACATCCATAAACAAGCAAATAACTTATTTTAACAAGTTTAAACTATCTGAAACACAATAAGTTATACTACGAAATTTTTATTTTTGTTTAGACCATCCATGTTGTAAATTTACATTCGTAAAGATGAGTGCACAGTCTTTACGGGAGTTATAATACACACACATTAAATTACAATATTATGGGTTCAGACAAAATTTTTATGTTCGACAATCCTGCCGCTGGAGAAAGCGCAGGTATTATGTCAATGATTCCTGCACTGTTGCAGAATAAAGGATTAGACCCCAATCTTGTAGCTGCCTTGATGAATGGAAACAAAAATCAAGACGCTTGGGGTGGTGCTGGTTGTTATTGGATCTGGATTATCCTGCTCTTCTTCCTGTGGGGTGGTAACGGATTCGGTAACGGGTTTGGCAATGGAGCAAACGGAATCCCTGCTCAATTGAACAATGAAGCAGGACGTGAATTGTTGATGAACGCTATTCAAGGAAACGGAACAGCTATCAACCAGTTGGCTAGCTCTTTGAGTTGCTCTACTCAACAGTTGCAAAATGCTATCTGCCAGATTCAAGGACAGATTCAGCAAGTTGGTAATCAGGTAGGTCTTTCTTCTCAACAGATCATCAATTCAATTCAGTCCAATAGCGCAGCTATAGGTTCTCAGCTTGCTTCTTGCTGCTGTGATATCCGTACCGCTATCGAACGTCAAGGATGCGATAGCCGATTGGCTACTGTAGAGCAGACCAACACTCTGACTAGCAATGCAAACACTCAGTTCAACATCATATCTGCTAAGATTGATGCTCAAAGCGCAATCATCAATGACAAGTTCTGTCAGCTTGAAATGCGTGAAATGCAAAACAAGATTGATGCTCTGAGACAGGAAAATAGCAATTTAGCTTTAGCTGCTTCTCAGCAGGCACAGACCGCTAATATCGTTGGACAGCTTAGAGCACCCGCCCCTGTTCCAGCATACTTTGTGCCAAATCCTAATTGCTGCTATGGAGGTTATCCGTTCATGGCTGGTTTTGGTGCAGGTTATGCTGCTGGTGACAACTGTGGTTGCAATTGCTAAAGTTTAGTTAAGAGTTCTTTGACTTATTGAATTGGGCTTCGTAATCGGATAAAAACATCCATTTATATCCTTTATGGTGTTTCAATTTGCTTTTACAGCATTCTAAAACAGAAGATAAAATATATCCTTTTCTCTTAGCTTCCATAGCAGAAGGATAAATTTGGATTAATTCATTATCTTTTAATTGAACTACTGGAATACTCTTAGAATTATTTAATTTTCCCTTTTTAGCTAATGAAATTCTTTTCTTTGTTATAGGATTATTCATGTTCATAGAGTTAGTACACCATCTTAAATTAGAGATATGATTATTAAACGGATTTCCATCTATATGGTCTATTGAAGGATAATTATTAGGATTAGGAATAAATGCAGTAGCAACAATTCTATGTGCAGTTATTGCTTTTCTTTCTCTTTTACCTTTATATAAATGGTATTCATATCGTTTATAATTAACTCTATCATTGATTATATTAGGTTTTTTAATAGAAAAAGGAACGATTCTAAATGATTTCCCATTTGAAACTTTTCTCTCTAGTGAAATCACTCTTCCAAATGAAGAAACCATATATAATCCTTCATATCCGATTACGTCCTTCCAAATTTCTCCTTCCAAGGAGATGCTCTTAATAAATTCTTCGTTTGTCATTGCTAACTAGTTTTAGTGATGCTAACATAGAAAAAAGAGGGAAGGGCGTTAGCGAACCCTTTTCAATAGGCTGATCACTCCTATCTATCCCGATGCAAAAATAGTAAAATTTTAAAGAAAGGGAAAAGTTATGAGTTATTTTTTTAATCCTTATATGATGGGATATAACGCTAACCGTTTTAAAGGAGTACATAGACTTGACTTTGGAGGAATACCGTTTGTTCGGACATCTTCTGTAACGACAGATACGACAAATTCAGAGGTTATCTATGGTATTAACCCGTGTCTGTTCAGACGATTGCCAAATCAAGGTATTTTGCTTTTAAGCGTAAATCATGTTCCTGCTGCTGGGTCTGATGCGTATCTTGTTTCTGTAGCTACCACATTGACAAATACCACATCAACATCCACAAGCAAGGTTCCTTTGGTAAACGGTTCTGGAGATCAAATGCCATCAAGTGAGATTTCACAAGGAAATAAATACTTTGTCTATTACGACAAATGTAATGGGATATTTCAAGTAGTTAATCATATCGTTGCACCTGCTACTGCCGCACAGGCTAGAAGCACTGTAAAATGATATTAAAAAGTTAGAATAAGTATGTTTCAATCAATACGACAAGGACAGCAGTTTTTCATATTGCATAAAGGGGAAAACCCAAGATGTGATGTGGGCACTGTGGTAAGTGTTTCAAATCCTGTTCCTAAATATCAGAACGGATATACAGCATATCCTCTTCCGCAAAATGAAATGGTTGTGGATGTGAAAGTTAAGGTTGGAGATGATACTCTTGATTTTCAAAAGTTGCCAGCCAATCTTAGTATAGCAGACTTTTCCCAAGTAGGCGGGAATGTGGTTGTATCGGAAAGCAAGGATGCCATCAATGCAGAGATAGAAGCAATGAAAATAAGTAGTGTAAGGGTTGTGGAATCTGTGGAATACCATCAGAAAGTAATCAAAAGCTGCGATGAGATGCTTACAGCATTGAATCCTGCATTTGCCGAAAAGGCACAGCAGGACAAGGAGATGAAGGAACTTAAAGGTGAATTGTCACAGATAAAGGATATACTTGCACAACTTGCTGCTTCTGGTATCAAATTGCCTGACGTGCAACATACAAACAATAATAATAACAACAATAAAAAATAAACACTATGGGTTGGAAAGTATATGGAATGGGCCGTAGCTTTGAAGGTGAAGATATGGACCGGGAATTAGAAAAAGCGTATAAAGAAGGCTATCGTGACGCTATGGAAGAAATGGATGGACGTTACGGTGAGCGTGGAATGCGTAGAAGAATGGACGATGACGGGCGTATTTGGGATGACGATGATGAGTACGGAGAAAGACGCGGAGTCAAAGGTACTGGTCCTTACGCTAGACGTAGACGCTAATTAAATTGGTTTAAGCCCGTAGTGGTTTGCTACGGGCTATCTTTTTAAAAACAAAAGCTATGGAAAGAACGAGATTAGATGTATATGAGAAACTTCCTTCGGGAATGGAAAAATATCTTGCAGAACATGGATGGAATTTCTCAAAGAAATTGTGTGAATATGCCGTTTCAAAAATGAAAGACAGGAACGGTAACAAAATACACCCATATGACAAAGACCAAGTAGAAGCATTGATGAAGCAATTCAATGTTGAATTGAAAAACGATGTGGAATACAACAAGGTTTATGTATTGAATATGGTACGTGCCGACTACATGGGTTCATCCATCGTCAATGAACAATATGCCTGTATGTTTGTAAAAGACTATCTTGACGATGTTGACGGAAGCCCTACCCGTGCTCTTGACGAGTATTACGCAAAGTGTATAGCCTGTGGAACACCTTTCTCTTGGGAGGATTATATCTGATTGCTATGGTACGACAAAGACTATACATTGAGGAATATGATTGGACGGTTGATGTGTTCTATTCTGTGGATAAATACTCTTATTTAAGAGCGATGTACAGACTGGAATACATTGGCTGTCCTTTTCATTTGCTGAACAGGATAACGGATAAGATAAAGACTGAAAAATACAATTACGGTGTAACGTATTCAAACAATAAGTGCACTGTAATTATTATCAGTCACAGTACGTCTGATGAAGAATTTATGAATACACTAGAGCATGAAAAACAACACATGATTGGTCATATAATTGACTATTACGGCATAAAGCCTTCATCAGAAGAAGCCGGATACCTTGCAGGATATGTAGGTGCTTTATTTACAAAACCTATAAAAGACGAGATTTGCGATTGTTGTAAGAAAAAACTAAAATAAATCATTATGAAAAAGATTTTTATGGCTATGATTAGCGGAAAAAGTAAAGAAGAAGTATATGATATGCTTAACGATTCGGAAAAGGAAATACTGTTCGGTATTGCTCAAAGCATGGGTATGTCACGGGTGGAAAGAAGAAAAATGAAAAGAAAATACGAAAAGAGAAGATAGGCTAACTGCCTATCCTCTCTATTATCAGTTAAAACTTTGGTATAATTCAAGATTGTTGAAAACATAACACTCCTTATCTCTTATTTGCGGATACATGTAGGATGGGATTTCTGCTATCTTACGGGCATTGCCCCAATATGATATCTGGTCTTTTACATCAAATAGAAGTTGCGGAGTATCATAAAACAGGTTCAGTTCTCCTGTTGTTTGTACACCTTCATCCCATTTGCCTTCGTCACGAGCGATATATAGTTTAAAATTGTTCATATTCCATGTTAAAATAATGGTCAAGTTTACTTTTGTATTCAGGAAATTCCTCATACATGGATTTTAATGTTCTCATGGACATACATTCTTTCTGTACTCCCTTTTGGTTAAGTTCGCAAAATTGCCTAAATGACATTTTCTTATAGAAACTAGGCTGGTTTACCCATCTTGCAATCTGCACATATATGTTTGACATGGGATGAAGAGCGTAATCCTTGTATCTCATGACATATCCAAGACATTTATATCTCATAAGTATCTCTATCCTTCCAAACAGTTCAAGGATATCTTTTATTAGCAACTCTCTGCTTGTACCGATTTCAAATCCGCAAAACAGATAAAGTTTGGTTGACTTGTCCGTAATGCTTCTCCATAAATCAAGTTTTCTTGAAATAACATCCTTGTCCTTTATATTGTCAAATGCAAATATAAAGTCACCGTAATATTTGCTCTTGGATAACATGGAAGCCCTGTTAGGAGTAAGAAGTCTTATGTCAAGACCCTGTTTGAACTGAAACTGTTTCCCAGTTGCTTGCAACTCTGTAAGATCATCCTCCCATCCTGCATATCCAAGGAAATTATCATCAAGAAGTGATATCACCTTTCTGTCACTGTCTAGGGAATTGGATAATTCCGAATATTTGAATACTTTGCTTTCGTTTCTGTTTACGCAAAACGGGCATTTTCTGAAACACCCCCTTGTAAGGAATCCTATGGAAAAATCGGTATAAGACGAATGATACGCCTTCAATTTACCATTCCCCCTTATTGTTTCAATAAAGGAATCATAGATATGATAATCGGGCATCTGTGTTCCCCATAACAAACCGTTAAACAGTTTTGTGTTAGGAAGATCGTGTAAATCATCATATCTTATATCATTGAAGCTGTCACCATGAGTATTTCCCATATACCATCCCGTTCCCCCATACATCACACTTCCCTTATATCCATGTATGAAACTTGGTTCGTTTGTGGATGTAAACACCTTTGATACAGTAATAGCATCATAGGAATCAATATTGTTTCCATCCATCAATAATTCCGTATGGATACCTTTTGATTTAAGGAACGCAGACATTTTCATTATGGCAAGATTGGGGAATGTGGTTCCGTTATCTAATAAATCCGCATCAATCAATCCTACTTTCATATAAGTTTTCTTTTTATAAGAGTGTTTTCTACTTCCATCCAATCAACAAATGGTCTATTTGATAAGTTCACGTTATATTTCAACGGACATCCCAATGCCGCATCATCAATGTATATGTGACAATAAGGTTTGGGTGATGTAGTCCATGTGTGCTGTTCGGGATTCTCGTTTATACCGAACAAGGGAATGTTGTTGTCCATAAACCATTGTACGGCTTCCGACAAATACTTTCCTCCCTGTTTGTGTATGTTGTAATCATCGGAAGTCACCTCATCAATATCACTTCTCATGGTAAACAGAATAAGTTTATGTCCGTTCTCAACCAATCTTTTTAATATAGTCACAGCACCTATATCCTTGCCGATTTTGGGAAAGTCATGTGTCACGACTGTTCCGTCAAAGTCAATTCCTATTATAGCCATAATTTTATGTTTTTTAATCAAATACAAGCCAAATGTCCGTAGGCACATTCTGACATATTACCATACTCATTTACATGGTCAACAAAATCCTCCAATGGAACAGCATATATCTCATTCCTTGCTTTTACAATGGGAGCACCGCCACCAGTAATGCTTACCTGAACGGTATCCCAGGAAATGTACTTCTGGCATTCTTTGGTCAATTCACTTTCTATTACTGTCAAACAAGTAAAAGCAGCGTTATATTGTCCTGCCAGTTTTTCTATTTTATTCATATATCATCGGTTTTGAGAGTTATTCTTCTTTCAGTATGCTATCAATCAAGCCGTCTATTTCCTGATCTGATAGAAATTGCTTACCTGCGTCCTTTTGCTTCTGAAGTTCAACTTTAAGCCTATTCTCTATCCTTTTCAATGCTGTACAAGTGTTCTTATCAGGATAATACCAGTCGATAGAACTAAAAATAATTGCTTTAATGTGATCTAATTCTAGGCTATCTGGGCAATGCTCATTGAGAAAGTATAAATCTTCTTTGATTAGTTTCTCATACGCCTCCTTGCTTATTTTTATGCTCATGTATTATTTGATTTACACTAATTCAATTATAGCCTTCTTTAAATTAACAAATAAAGGTATTGCTGACATTCCCCCATTGTAATCCAATTGTCTTAAAGATGGGACAACCTCTCCGTTATCATCAATCTCATAATATGCGATATAGGCTAACTTCTTCGCTTCGGGGACCAATATCCTTTCATTGTTCCAAAAAATATATCCTTCATGAGCCGGGACCGTTATACATACCTTGCTTCCAATAGGATATTTTTGGTTGGATTCAATGTATTCCTTTTCCAACTGAATTTTCTGATTCTTCAATTCCCTTATTTTTGAATCAATATCATTTTTCTTTGTATGAAATTCTTCTTTGTTCATTTTTTTCTCGTTTTACGTTAATCCTCAATGGCATACAATGCCTGCATACACTCAAAGGGGAAAGATGAATTTAAAGCGTCATATATTTCTTCCGGTATATCATCTTCGCTTTCAAAATTACCTTCAACACTTTCAGATCCAAATGCTGTTGCAACATGCTTCTCTTTATACTC